CGACCCCCCGAAAACACCCCGGGAAGGACCCAACGAGTGCCGACACGGGGGCGCGGCCGGGTCTGCGTTTCGCGGCCTGTCTCAGCAAGCCCTGCTATTGAGACAAGGCGGGCATGGCGTCGCCCGTGACGATCGGCTCATCCGGCCGGTTGCGTTCGCGGTACTGCTGGATCGCCGTCATGACCCAGAGCTCCGTCTCCTGGTCGGTCTCCCCCACGGGGACGCGGACCTCGATCCAGAGGCGTCGCATGACGCTGCCGGGCGTGGCGGACTCGACTGAATCCATGACTCAGACCTCTCGGATGACGATCTTCCACACGGCTTCCATCAGGAGCCGCTTGAGCTTGTAGACGGGCGTGGGGAAGCCCTTCACGTCCTCGACGACGAACTCCCACCGCGGTGCCTTGAAGTAGGTGAAGTCGGCAACGTAGGTGCAGATCAGGACGTCGTTGATCTTGATCGGAAACCGGTGCTGCCGACGTAGGCCTCGAATGGAGCCCGCCTGCTGCAGACGCCAGAGCGTCTGCCAGCGGGCGTGTTCCGCTTTCGAGTCCCACCACACGCCATCGATCTTCTGGCGTTGGGCGTGGTACTTACTCTTCGGGTGGTTTATTTTCATGCGGTTTTGTGTCTTTCAGTTGACTCGTGTCACTGGTCAACCCTGCTGCCCCATCCTGAACGCCGCCTCTTTTCGCTTCTCGCGGTAGTGGGCCAGCGTCTCCCACATCCTCAGTTGCGTGCAACGTGGTCCAAAGCGGGCCACGTGGGGCGAGCCCTTCCGGTAGTAGCGGCTCATCGCGTTGCCTGAGTGCTCGTCGCCCCACTCACAAGGCTGATAGTCCCCGAAGCCGACGTACAACATCGGGCCGGTGAAGCGGTCGCCGTAGGCCTCCCACTGACCGGTGGTGCAACCGACGATCAGTGGGAAGCCGCGGTGCCAGCCGACGCACCTCGCGTAGCTGCCGCTGCTGGTGTAGAGCAGCATCGGCGAGACGTGGTCTTCGCGAACATGTTCCCAGGGCTTGATCCCCAGGAGCCTCCCGAAGCCGGTCCTGGCTGTTCGCACGTCGACCTTGGCGAAGTCTCGCCCGCCGTCGTGGTTCGCGTTGTGGATTTGCCGACGGATGAACGCCGCGCGGGCGTGCTCCCCTTGGTCATCCAGCCAGTCGGCAAATACCAGACGCGGTGCGTCGTCCAATGGCCGCGATCGAATCGTGGCCATGAACGCCGCCTCGTCACTCGTCACGGGCGTCGTCATCAGCTCCCTTGCTTCTCGGCTCGTCGTTTGGCCTTCACCTTGTCGGCGAAGTCGCGGATTGACGCGGCCAGATCGAAGTTGCTCTCAGCGACGGCGAGTTCCTTTGCCTCCTGGAGTGCCGCGAGCACCTGGTCGGTGCCCCCCTCGGGTTGCACGTACTCGTCGCCGATCTCCTCGACGATAAGCTCGTGCGGCTGGCTCAGCGACTCCAGCCGTGTCCCGCCCCGCGTGCTGTATAGGGTTCCGATGGCAGTACAGAGCACGCCTCGGACGTCCCTTAGTTCACGCACGACCATGATCGCGTGCGGCATGTACTTCAGCCGATATGCCTTTCCCAGTTCGATCCCCACGATTAGTCTCCCTGTGCTTTGCGGAAGTCGGCCTCGCTCACCGTGAGCGAGGCCGAATCGGGCTACTCACCTCACTCGTCGTCATCGGCCTCGTCCTCGTCGATGTCGTCCAGGTCGTCATCCGGCTCCTCGACCTCGTCGTCCTCGCCCTCGTCGGGGATCACCTCGAACTCGGCGTCGACCAGCTCCCCCGCCGGGGCGGGCTTGGCCTCGAGCCGGCGGGCGGCTTCTTCCTTGGCCCAGCGGTCCCAGAAGGCCATGCACGCGTTGGCGATCTTCTCCGCGGCGCCGGGGCCGATGCCGACCAGGTCAGTGAGCTTCTTCTGGTAGCCGTTGCCCTCGGGCTCCTGGAACTGGGTCAGCTCGCCGAGCGTGGTGATGGGAGCCTGGGGCCGATCGTCCTTGCGGGTCGCGTTGGCCAGCTTCTCGACCAGGTAGGCGGGGAAGCCGTCCTTCTCGACCAGCTCGGTCAGCGGGATCGCCTTCCATCGCTCGTCGTTCTCGGCTGGGGCGAGGGGCAGGTCGGGCGGGTCGACCTTGGCCTCTGGATCCGGGTAGGGGATGGTCCCCTGCTTCGGTTGCGGCGGCTTGCCGCGTTGCTCGTTTCGCTCGCGGAGCCAGTCGAAGAACTGCTTCTCGTACTCTTCGGCGGCAGCCTTGTCGGCCTTGTGGGCGGCCTTGCTGGCGTCTTCCTTCTCCCAGAGCTCGGCCCGCTTGCGGCGTCGCTGCTCGGCCTCGCTGGCGGTCTCCGCGTCCCAGATCGCGAGGGCCTCGGGCGAGTCGTAAGCCTTCGACGGGTCGAGGATCTCACGGACCTGGCTGTCGCCTTCCGCGGGAAGGGCTTCCTGCCCTTCCGGTGCGGAGGCCTTCCACTGCTCAAGGCTCGGCTGCTCGGCAGTCGATTCCGGGACCTGAATCAGCGGCTCGTCGGCGGCCTTGTCGCTGTTGCCGCCGCGGAGCTTGGGCTTGTTGGCCTTCGCCCGCTTCTTGGACTTGGGTTTCGCCTTCGTCTTCGTCGCCATGTGGGTCTCCAGGGTTCAGGTGCAGATCGGGTCAGGACAATACCAATTCAACACGCGCGTGTACGTTTCCTCTGGAGCGAGCTGCTCCAGGAGCTTGCGGTCGAACATCACCGCCAGCAGGAGGCAGGCCTCCAGGGCGTCCGCCGGGTCGACGGCCTTGTGTACGATGCGACCTTGGATGTTCGGTGTCAGACCCTGCTCGGCGACCTGGCTCGCGAAGAGTCGGCCCGCGGGCCTGTGAAAGATCCGCTCGGCGAGGTTCCATCGCTCGAGGCGGACGTAAACGGTCTCGAAGACACCGGAGCCGTCGCAGCGGTAGCAGTCGTTCAAGTCGTCGAAGCCCTGCCCCGTGCCGTTGCATCCCCAGCACGGGCGGTCGATGCGCTGCAGGTCCTCCCCGACCTTGCGTCCGTGTTCGGCGAGGATCTTGTCCTTCATCACGTAGAACTCGCGGCGGAAGGCCGGCGGCGGGGCCGAGTTGGCCAGCCACAACAGTTCGGCGACGGCTTCGCGGTTGTCCCGAAGGAGCATGGTCACTCCCCTCCCTTGCGGTACACGGCCACGGCCATCGACCCGTAGCCGGTGTCGACCTTCAACGCGTCTCCCGACTTGTACGCGGTCGAGGCGGTGTAGACGCATAGGCCGACGTACAGCCGCTCGTAGTCGCGGTCGGCCGTCCACCAGCCCGACCGGGACCGGCAGTAGTGGTGCGTGGACCGACCGATGTTCGTGCCGTTGCGCGGCAGGATGAACCGGTCGCGGGTCGGCTGGCGGAAGCCGTCCTCGGCCTCGCCGATGGCGACGCCGCAGGCGACCATCACCACGTAGGGCAGCTCCGTGGTGACCTGGAAATCGGCGTCGATGTGGAGCTCGTCGCCGGCCCGGACGCCCGGCACCTCGACGAGGATGAGCGTGTGGTACCGGTAGGGCGAGCCGCCCGTCAGGCGGAGGGCCTTCATGCGCTCGGGCGGCGACGCCGCGGGGCGGTAGACGCCGATCAGGTTCAGTACTTGTTCGACCATGTCGTGTCGCTCTCCCAGTCGCTTGCCTGTGGACCGTTGAGCCTCAGATCCCCAACCCGTCGACTACCCACCCGTCCGGGACGTGCCCTTCGGACCAGTCCCATCGCCAGAAGCACTCCCGGCAGATGCAGCGACCGCCGACGTCGCAGAAGGAAGCGGAGCCTGGTCGGAGACCGCACTTCGCGCACGGCTGTTTCGTAGCTTCCGGGTCGACCGCCGGAATCTCGATCGGGCACCAGCCCGGTAGTTTCTCGACGACGATGCGGTCGCTCATGAAATCACTCCCCCACCCAGCGCCAGCACTTCAGCTCGTTGCGGTGACTGCCGGGCGTCTCGGACTTGATGTAATGGCCGGTGAACTCCCACTCCTTGCCGGCGAACAAGCTGCCCATCCAGTTCATGTTCGACGGGCGTTCGAGGCACCCGTTGCCGATGCCGATCTCCAGCAGGATTCGCGCATCGTCGGCGGTCACGTAGTCGCGGACTCCCGTCCGGTGCAGCTCCTGCCACTTGAGCCGGATGGCCGCGCGGAGCCAGGCGAGGGCCGAGGCGTGGGTGTCGGCGGCGATGGCCCGGCCCCTGGCCTTCTTGGCCTCTTCGGACTCGGCGGGCGGGGCCGGGGCCGTGTCGGGCGGGTCGTCGAAGAGCGTGTTCATGGGTGCTTCCTCGCTCTCAGCTCCGCACACTCCTCATGCACCCGCTCCGCCATCGCTCGCAGGTCACAGCGAAGCACGACCATCATGGTCTCTCGAAGGCTCCGATCGGCACGCTCGATACGCTCAAGGCGCTCGTCGATTTCGGCGAGCTGTTTCGCCTGTCGTTGGAGTTGTTGAAGGCGCTCATAGCGAGCGTCGTCCAAAAAGAATCCGGTCATGACTTCGCCCTCGCCGACTCGACCGCCTGGGTGATGACCTCGCGCCAGATGTCCATGTAGCTCTCGACCATCTTCGCCGTGACGTCGAACGGGATCGGGACCGGCCCGGCCGCGTTGCCGACCATGCTGGAGCCGAGCAGGATCATCGCCTTGCCCATCTGGACCATCGCGGTTCGGCGCTCTTGCCTGGTCAGCGCGTGCCGGTCGAGCTCACGCATCGCGGCGGCGTTGATGGCGTCGCTGAACTCGCCGAAGAGCCTGTCCTGGTAGGATTCGTTCATGCCCGTTGCTCCTTCCTGGCCGCGGCCTTCTCGACCTCGCCGCGGCCGTGGGGGTGTCGCTGGCAGTCGCTCGCGGCGGGCAACGGGTCGACCGGGACCTTGGTCGCGTCGGCCAGCTTGAGGATCACGGCCGCGGCGCTTTCGCGGTTCTGCTCGGCCTCCTCCCGGGCCCGTTTCTCGTTGATTCGCCTTTGGTTCCTGATCGCGTGGGCGCAGAGCCCGTGGAAGTCGGCGTAAAGCTGGTTGTCGTAGTTGTGCGTGGCGGCGACCTCCGCGTCGGTGAGGCGGCCCAGCACGGCCTTGAGCCCGGTCAGGGTGAGGCCCTTGCGCTGCTGGATCGCGACCGTCATGCAGAACTTGGTCGGCGACTCGACCAGCTTGCCCTTGGCCTGGATGAACGCGAGGACGATCGGGATCCAGTCGTCGTCGAGGCACCGGAACGGGTTTTCGGTGTACTCGTTGAGCTTCTTGACAGCGTTGAGCGACGCCTCACTCGCGGGTCTCAGGGAGCTAGCCATGGGATGCCTCCTTGCGTTCGCGCATCGCTTCCTCGGCCTGGCGTGCGACCGTCGCCGCCTGGTCGGACCGATGCGTCTTGGGTGATCCGTTCTTGGCGCCTTCGTCCGTGAACCAGAGACCTCGCCAGCCGTTGACGATGCTCCGCTCGACGCGATCGCAGGCAGCGGGCTCGCCTTCCTTCGCGAGCTTCTTGAGCTGTCCCTCGGCTTGCGTTTTCGTGAGCGGGTGCCTGATCTGCTTCCGATGCTCGACCCAGCGGGCCCAGACCGAACGGAACCGTTCGGTGTTGAGGGATTCAAGGAATGGGGATTCAATCAAGAGGGAATCAATCAAGAGGCAATCAGCAATCAGTAAATCAGCGCGAGTGCGTGCGCCATTCTCGGAAGTGCTTTCACCATTGGTCGAAGGACTTGCACCATTGGTCGAAGTCCTTCGACCTTTGGTAGTGCCAGGGCGCGCCGGTAGTTCACTCGGAGGTTCGTTTTGGTGGGGCTTCTGGTGTTTGAGGAACTCGATGACCTCGATGCACTTACATCCACGCACGTCGTACCGGGCGATGAAGCCGTTGTCGGCGAGCCAGTCGAGCATCGCGTTGATGTCGACGCCGTCGCGGTACGGGAAGACTTCCGCCTTGATGCGCAGCGGTCGGTCTTCGAGGCGTCCCTCGCGGTCCGCGAGCATCCACAAGCCCTCGAAGAGGAGGGTCAGGAGCGGATCGTGCGTGCCGAGGACCTCGTTCTTGAAGATCCCGGGCTTGATGTTGCGAGCGCGAGCCATCTCAACCGACCTCCCTATTCCGGACCAGCAGGACCTCGGCCTTCTCCGCGTTGACCTGGTCGCGCCCCTTCAAGTGGTTCCATTGCCAGAGCGATTCCGGGTACAACTCGCGGATGAGCGGCGTGTCGTAGAACCGGCAGACCACCCGCGTCTTCTGGTAGGCCGCGAGCGCGCGGGCCAGCAACCCGTGCTCGCCGTTGGCGAAGGTGTGGAAGTAGGCGTCCCCGGGACCGGGAAAGGGTGGGTCGCAGTAGAGGCCGTGCCCGTCGGCGTCCTTGCACTTCTTCAGGAACAAGCTGAACGTCTCGGTGCTAAAGGTCGCCCGCGAGAGGACCTTCCTCCAGTCGCTCAGGGATTCGGTCGCCGACCGGAAGCGCTTCGCCGAATCACCACCGCCCGCCTCCCAGCGGATCGACATGCCGGCCTTGAACTCGTCCTTCGTCCCGGCCTTGCCGTTGCGGGCCATCCAGGCGCAGATGAAGTACGCCTCGGCGAAGTTGAGCGCGGCTTCCGGGTCGCCGGCCGGCGGGCGGCCGTAGGTTGCGCAGCACCGCTGGGCGACCTCCAGGGCCCACGGGTGGAACGGCACGCGGCGGAGTCGACGAACTAGCGCCGGCCCTCGCTTCGGGCAGGCGACGACATTGGCCAGGTTGATGACCAGTTCGTGCAGATCGTTGACCATCAACGTGCGGGCCTTGATGTAGGCCAACTCGCACATCCCGCCGGCGAACGGCACGCCCACCCAGGAGCAGCCTTCGAGGGCGGCGCCGACGTTCTCGGCGAGCATTCGGTTCGAGCCGAACCACGGGGCCAGGGCGGTGACTTTCATCGGAACAAGCCCTCCGTGGCCGCAATCGGCCCGCGTTCCGTGATGATGCCCATGGTCCGGAGCCAGCCGAGGTTCGTGCCGTAGCTCCCCCCGTTTGGGTGGATGCCGAGCCTCTCGGCGAGCTCGTCGCGGGTCAGCGGCTGGCCGTGCTCGACGACGGTGCGGACGATCTTCCGCTTCGGCTCGTCGGGCAGGGCCGCGAGGGCGCCTTCGAGCCCGGTGATGGAGATGCGGGCCGTAGCGAGCCCGAGCTCCGTCAGGTGGAAGCCTTCGAGGTAGCCGTTGGATCGCAGGAAGCCGAGGTTGGTCCCGTAACTGCCGCCGTTGGGGTGGATCGCCAGCCAGCGGGCGACGGTGTCGCGGCTGGCCTGGATGCCCCGCGTGTTGAGCATGAGGACGGTGTCGAGGATGGCTTGCTGGGGGCCGGTGAGACCGCCGGCTGGACTGCTAGAAGGGGCTGATAGCCTGCTGGCCGGGGCCGGTTTGTTGCTAACCGCTGGCCTTTGGTTGCTAACCGGGACCGCTCGACGCGACTGGACGACGCGGTCGAGGCCGTCTTTCAGCCCATTGGCGACCTCGACCACGGTCTGGCAGTAGCGTGCGATGGATGCCGCCACGTCGCGCATCATGTCGATTTGATCGTCCCTAATCGCCGGTGTCTCGACGAGCCTCTCGACCTCCTTCGTGGCCGCCGGCCGCTCGCGGAGAGCCCGCTCCAACTCGGCGATCTTGCGGCGGAGTAGCTTTGGGTCGTTCGCCTCGGCCTCCTTCACGGCCTCGCCGATGATCGATCGCAACTTGTCCTGATTGATCGGGGCCGACTTGACCTCGTGGGCGTTGCCGTCGCCCGTTGGCGTCGCCGTATTGTCGTAAGTCTTGATCCGACCGAACTGCCGTCGCTCGAAGAGCTGGGCCTCGCCAGAGCAGATCCACGCTTCGCCCTTCTGAAGAGAGGCCAGCGAGCCCGAAATCTCCTTCGCCACCTCCGGGCTGACGTTGGCCTGGAGCCATTTCAGGACGGGCAGTTGATCGGCCGGCGCGGTGAGTCGGTGGGCGATAAGGGTGTCACAACTGCCGAGGACGGCGTTGTGCAACGCCTGGGTTCGCTGGGTAAGAATGATGAAGCGAAGGCCTTTGGATCGGCCGGCCGTCGCGAGAGTCTTCGCCCAATGGATCGACATGTTCTCCGCGCCGATGCCGGAGCGTTCTTTCGGGGCGAACAAGTGGGCCTCTTCGATGACCACGTAGACCACGCCGCGCATCTTGCGGAGCAGGGCCGGCGCGAAGTCGACGAAGAACTTGGCCTGCCCGCCGGGTTCGAAGTCCGCCATGTCAATGATCGACAGCGGGAGCTGGCCCGTGGCCACGATCTCGCCGATGGCCCTGCCTGACGCCGAGTGCAGGGGGACGTGGCCGCGTGGCCCGCCGAGGATGTCGAAGGGCAAGCCCGCCCGCCTCCCGTCGGCGCTGGAGATGAGACCCCACCAGTCGGACTTGATCGGGTCCAGGACGCAGACGCGGGCACCGCTGGCGACGACGTGCTCGACGAGCAACTTGCCCGTCGATGTCTTGCCGCTCCCGGTCTTGCCGAGAATGGCGACGTGCTGGTCGACCGCCGCTTGTGGGAGAAAGAAGCTCATTCCGGCTCTCCAAACAACAGGTTCATCACCGATCCGTCTCCGTAGTGCGTGGGCAGCATCGTGTCGGCCGTCGGCTCGGTCCCGTCCCACCCGTCCGGCCAGGTGCGGTTCGCGATCAGCTCCAGAACGCGGGCCGTCTCTTCGTGGTTCAGGTGATCCACGGCCGGGCGGCCGAGCCGCCGGGCTTCGGCGTTCACTTCCTCCTGGATGCTCAGGAGTCGGTGCAGTCCTTCGCTGCGTGCGCTGAACGTCAGCGGTCCCATCCGCTGCTGATTGCTCGCGAGCTTCCCGTCCTTGCGGCGCTCCCCTCCGGCCTTCCGAAGCCTCTGGGCCGGGACCCGCAGCCACTCATACAGGTCGCGGATCCGCTTCAGCGGTTCTAGGTAGGCCCAGCGTGGATTCGCGATCACGGCGTCGAGGGCCGTGTCGCGGGCGGCCAGTGGACAACAGACGCAGCCCGTGCGGGCGTTGATCTCCTGCTCTTCGTTCCCGCCCTGCCCTCCGTAGGCCTCGGCCAGCGTCCGCGTCGGCCACTCGCCGAAGCGATAATCCGGGGCGTAGTTGTTCAGCCAGGCCCAGACGTGGCAGACTCGCCAGTGGACGATCGGGGCCAGCGTGTCGGCGAGCGCGCCCTCGAGCGACTGGTGGAAATGGCCCTGTCCGCACTCCGCCCCGTTCGTGGTGCAGGCGAGAGCGATCCGGTTGTCGCGTGCCGCGGACTCGCCGAGACGGACGCCGGTGAGAACCAGCACCTTGCAGTTGTGCTCGCGGGCCAGGTCCTCGACGTGCCGTGCCATCGGCTCGATCTTGATCTGCCGGGTGCAATACCGGAGCGTGTTGTTGTTCGGCGGGGGCACGCCGCGACCAAGGATGTAGACCCACATCCGCTTGTCGAGCGGGGCCATGACGACGCGGGACTCGATGTCACGATCGGCCAGGGCTTCGCGAATGTGCGAGGCACAGAACCACAGCGGAAGGATCTCCTGCCGGGTGTCGGCGTACAGGACGATGATCTTCTTCGGGGCCGGGACGCGGCCGCTTTCGATCAGGTGGAGCGCGAGCGTGAGGCAGGTCGTCGAGTCCTTTCCGCCTGACCAGGCGAAGACCCACACGTCGTAGCGCGTACCGTAGTCGCAAAGAGTCGCGGCCGTGAGGTCGATCGACTCTTCGAGTGTCAGCCGGTGTGCGTCGAACAAGGTACTCACCGCTTCAATCCTCCACCGTCAGTTCAACCGGGTAATGGCCCATCGCCGGCGGCGTCAGGCACTTATCGCACACGTACACCGTCCGACCCTTGACCGGGTCCTTGCCGCGGCTGCAAAGCGCCCCGTGCGGGAGCCGCCGGTTGCACCAGGCACACCGGTCGTCCAGGTCGTTGAGCGCGTCGTGGGGGCGGACGGCGCGGCGGGGATGGTTCAGGGTCTTCACGTTGCGGGCTCCGCAGCCTGTGCCGGAAACTCGCTCCACTCGCGGCCGTCGAGGAGCCGGCCGGCGGCTTTCTTGCCGACGCGGCCGACCTGAACGAGCTGGCCACCGCCGTGTTTTGTGTCGAGGCGTCCTAGCTCGTCGATCGTGTGGTTCGTCTTGTCGCTGACAGAGAAGAAGCCGCCGGCGTCTCGCGGTGCGTACTCACCCCATTGCTTGAAGAAGAACGCCACATTGGCGGCCCGGCACTGGTCGCGAAGGGAGCGGGCCCAGTCGGGGTGCATCGGCCGCGCCCCGTGGCCGCTCTCGCCGCCGACGATTACCCAGTCGATGCCGGTCAGGTCAATCGTGCCTAGGTCCTCGAGAAGAGGTTCGACGCTCAGGAAGCGGACGGCGGCGGGGATGCCGCGAAGAACCTTGATGCGTTCCGCAGCTTTCCGGTTCTCGACGCTGGCGCCGAGCCAGACGTTTGGGCGGACCCCGCCCCGGCAACCCACGTCTGCGCACGAGTACCGCTTGTGGTCGCAGTGCGTGTCCCGGTAGGGCGGCATCATCCGCTCGATGTTCTCCGGCCGCTTCGTCAGCAGCAGCCAGTCGAGGTTCGGCGTCTGGTCGATCAGACGGAAGAGGCGGGCGCGAACGTCCTGCATGGTGAGGGGCATGTGGGCGAGCGGTCCGTGACACATCTTCGCCATCGTTCGCCACTCACCGCACTCGTTACAGACGTGGAGCACGTCACCATCTGCCGCCTCCATCAGCCCGGTCCAGTCCTCGAACACGTCGGCCATCGACGCGCAGAACACGCGAGGTCGGCCGTCGAAGCGGACCGTCCTGCCCTGCCACTCGACTCGTCCCGGCCGCGAGGGATCTCCGCCGACCGCCGCGTATAGTTCTGCGGCCAACTTTGCCACCTTGTTCCACCTCAACGGCTCGCGCCAAGCCGCTTCGGCCGCGACGACTCGCGTACCGTTCGGCCCCCACACGCCGAGAGTCTTTGGATTCCTCCCGCTCATCGACTCCGCGTAGCAGTTGGCGCAACCGGCCGAAACCTTCGTGCACCCACGCACATGATTGAAAGTGTGGTGGCACCACTCGATCTTGCTGTTCTCAGCCACGACTCACCTCTTCGGTCAGTTGAACTTCGGCCCCCTGCCCCGCCTGCACATCACGGGCAACCTTGGCGAGCGCACTCGCCAACGCCTCGAGCGGCTCCCGGTTCGACCGAATCGCCTTCAAGATCGCCTGCCGCAAGTCACGCATATCCGACCGGGAGCCGGCCGCGAACTGGCAGACCTGGCCGGACCCGGCGACGCCCACGAACAGGCCGTAGGGCTCGTCGTGATGCTTCGGGTCGAGGTCCTTCACGCGGAGCTCGTAGGCCGGCAGGCCGATCGGGGCTTGCATGGTCACTCCCCCAGCTCGTTGACGACCCACTCCTCCAGCGACCGCAACAACGCGGTCCGCTCCGCCGGCGACAGCCGCTCGCACTCGCGGGCGATCTCCGTCGTGATGCGTTCGTAGGCCTGGTCGGATGGGCTCACTGGTCAGTCCTCCTCGTCGACTTCGTCCGCCTCGTAGCAAATGCAGGGACAGCCTTCCGCGGTACAAGCAGTCGAGCCGGGATGCTTCGGGTCGCCGCCGTGCTCCTCGGGAGCGTGGCCGCACATACAAGGTTCGTCGCCCATCACTTCCGCCTCCGCAACGCGTTCCGACTGATGATGAACTTCCGCCCGTCCTCGAACTCCACCAGGGCACTATTGAGGCTTCCCCTCGCGATCACCCGGCAGGGCCGGCGGTAGAGGCCGGACCAGACGGGGCCGCGCTTCCAGGCGAAGAAGTAGGGAAACCTCACCGCTTCACGTCGATGCCAAGGTTCCGGGCCGCATTCGTGAAGAACTCCTCCGCGACCGGCGGGCTCCACCGGTAGAAGTCGATCTTCAGCCGCCTCACTTCGTCCTCGCCCGTCCACTTCACGTCGTCGGCGGTGAACAGTCCGTGACGCTCGGCGATCAAGAGCTCGCGGTCGACCTTCCGAATCTCCTCCTGCCACAGCCGGAAGCTGACGCCGAACTTGAGTGCGATGCAGTCCTCGACCTTCTGCTCGATCGCCGCGTACTCCGGCAGCATCACTTTCAACGGCTTCACCACGTCGCCGATGAATGCCTCCGCCGCGTCGTGCAAGAGCACCGCCCGCTGGGCCTCGCCCGAGAGGCCGTCGCGGGCCGCCTGCTCCGCACAGTGCCAGAGGTGTTCGGCCACGGAGTAGAACCGGTCGATCTGCCCGCCGAAGCGGCAGATCTTGGACAGGGCACCGGCCACGTCCGCGAAGGTGAACTGGCCGGGCCGGGGGTCGGCGATGTCGAAGTAGCCGCCGGAGCGGACGCGGATGGTGTTCCGGTAGCAGCCGAAGACGGGGCTGTTCATCGGGAAGCTCCTGAGTAGGTCTCAACTTCCGCTCCACAGTTCGCCCGCACGATCGCCTCGGCCACGTCCGGGGCCACACTGTTGCCGATCCGGGCGACCTGGCTCGTGTTCGATCCGGTGAGGATGTAGTCGTCGTCGAAGCCCTGCCCCTTCGCGAGCTCGCGGGGAGTGAGCATCCGCATGCCGATGTCGGCGATGACGTAGGGCTCGCCGTCAACGGTGACCGTGATAACGCCGAAGTGGTCTTTGCTCGTGACGGTGTGCAGCGGCTCGTCGAGGACCTGGCCGACGGCCCGGCCGAAGTATTTAGTCAGGAAGCTGTAGACCAGGGCCGCGTGGTTGCCCCCGCCGGTGACCGTGTGGAGCGGCGAGCCTGGGCACGTCGGCCGCGTGTTGTTGTTCAGGTGGATCAGGTTGGCGGCGACAAGCTGGTTCTGGCCGCCGCTGGCCGTCGTGGTTGGCAGCGGCACGTCTGCTGGAACGCCGCTCCGGTTTTCCCATCCGCCGTAATGCTTGGCGATGAAGGCGGCTACCAGGGCCTGCTTGCACCCGCCGGCGACGACGGTGCCCATCGGGGCCTCGATGTTCAGCGTGCGGGGGGCCTGGCCTTCCCTCTTCGTCGGCTTGACGCCGCAGACTTTGCAGCGGCGCCCGGACGTCGATTCGCGGACTATGTCTCCTGCCTCCGTCTCGCAGACGTGCGTGAAGTAGTCCGGCCGCTCGCCGTAACCGGTCTGGATCAGGGTCGGGGCGATGAGCATGTGCTCCGCCTTGCTGACCACCGACGTGAGCGGCTCGTCCGTCCCGTTCGTGTACTTCCCGTTCCCGCCCGTCTGACAGCCGCGAACGAGGTAAGGGGCGACGACAGCAATCTCGCCGCGGTTGGCCCCGGTCACGGTCGGCAGCGGCTCGTCGGGCGTGTGCGAGCGGCGTTCGCCCTGGTGGGTCGCGTGGGCGAGGATCGGGGCAACGACCGCATGGCTCCCCCCTCCACCGTGAATCGTGCGGAGTGGCTCGTCCAGCGTGTGAGACCGGCTGGCGTCGTCGCCGGTGTTGGCCAGCCGGACGATGAACGGCCGCGGGTTGTCCAGCACGTACCGCTTGATGCCCATCGCAATCCGCCGCAGCGTGTTCGGCTTCAGCGGCCGCTTCCGCTCGAAGATCGACGGGCACGGGATCGACCAATCGATGATCTCAGCCGCCGTCCGCCACGGCTTGAGCGCCGAGGGGAACAGGTCCGTCTCGCTCGCCGCGATCTTCTTCGGGTCGCCGTGCGTGGGCTCCGGCCAGCAGATCTCCGCACCGTCGTTGCGGGCGATCAGGAACAGCCGGCGTCGGTGGGTCGGGGCCCCGAAGTCCGCGGCGTTCAGCACCTTCCACTGCACCTGGTAGCCAAGGTTCTTCAACCGGCCGACGAATCGCCGGAAGGTCAGGCCCTTGCGGGCGGGGTCGGGGACCTGGTGTTCGGTCTGGCGGATGCCCTTCGACTCGCACCGTGGGCAGCGGCGGCGGGAGTGGCGGACGAGCGTCGCCTGGCCCTCGGTCCCCTTCCAGCCGCAGGCGCTGCAGGTCCAGAGCGGCAGGAGCGGGCCCCACTCCTCGAACTCCCGGACGTTTTCCAGGACGATCACCCGCGGCTCGCACTGCTCGGCCCAGCGGACAACCACCCAGGCGAGCGAGCGGATGTTCTTCTCGACGGGCTTCGAGCCCTTCGCCCGCGAGAAGTGCTTGCAGTCGGGCGAGGCCCACAACAGGCCGACGCGACGGCCGCGAGTGACCTTCCGGGGGCTGACCTTCCACACGTCTTCCGTGAAGTGGACGGTCTCCGGGTGGTTGGCTGCGTGCATCGCAATCGCGGCCGCGTCGTGGTTGATCGCCACGTCCGGCCCGCGGCCGAGCGCACGCTTGATGCCGAGCGATGCCCCGCCGCCGCCGGCGAAGCTGTCGACGATGATCTCTCCGTCAATCACTTTGGGCTCTCCTGTTCCTTGCTCAGTGAAACCGCGACGCCCGCCAGGAGCGACTCCCATTGGCGGAGCGTGCTCAGCATCGAGTAACAGCCCGCTTCGACGACGCGGCAGGCGTCGCGGTCCAGGTCCGACGGCCCCTTGCCCCAGTAGGCGATCTGGCCGCAGTCCTTCCGCAAGACCGCCAGGTGCCGCTCGACGGCCCGGAGTTGTTCCATCGCCTCGTCGCACACGTGCTTTGCCGCCTGGCTCATCGGTGTCCCTTGCTCGTTCGTGTCTCGCCGTCCGGCTCGGCTCCGGGTGCCTTCCAGGAGCACCCGTCGCCTCGGCGGTCAGGACGCCGCACTCCCGGTTTCTCAGGCCGGACGCCCGGACGGTTGCTCGCGATTACTTCTGGTTGTCGCGCGGGTCGCCGCCGTCGAACATGTTGCCCGAGCCCTGCGCTTCTCCGGTCTCGAATGGGTCCGCATCGGGGTCGCCTGCCTGCCCCTTCGGCGCCGAGCCGTTCTTCGCCTGTTCGAGGCGACCCGCCAGTTCCTTCTCTGGCGGTTCGGGGGCGGCCGGGGCTTCGGCGTCCGTCATCATCACGGTGCCCAGGTTCTGCTCGATTCCGTGCTCCGCCATGTCGTCGAGGTTGACCGCCATGTTCCACTCGACGGACAGGGGCATCCGCTTCCCGAGTTGGCGGATCAGCGTCTTCAGCGCCATCGCGTCGAAGCCGTGGGTGGATGAGCCGTCCTGCAGGAGCTGGTACCAGGGGGAGTTCGCCTTGACGAAGTCCGGGGCACTTCGGACCGTGCTGTAGGTGTCGCGCCAGAGGAGGGCGTCCTCGAAAGTGAAGGCCTCGAAATCCTTACCTCCGTTCATCAGCTCGATCACCACGTAGTAGTCGGTGACGCGGTTGCGGTTGTTCCGCAACGGAACGTGCTCGAGCTTGTTCTCAAGCCCGCGGCTGAAAACGAACTGGTCGCCCTGGCGAACGGCAACCGGCGTGATTCGGCGGATGGCGTTGGAACGGTGACCGAGCTGGATGTAGCCCTTGTAGCCGACACAGAGTTGCACTTCCCGGACGTCGCGCCCGAACTGCTTCGAGAGCTTGCCGTTCTTGAAGGGAAGGAGGTACGCCTCGCCGAGCGGCCCGCCGATCGTGAAGCCCAGTTGCCCTGCCTGGATCACGGCCCCGAACAAACTGACGGGCGTGCATTCCAGGAGGCTGGGGTTCTTGCTGGTCTCGGTGATCATGCAGCGGATGAGCCGGTCGGACTGGCCGGCGAGGAACCGCGGCAAAGCCCGGTCGAGTTGAGCCCGAACTTGCGGGACGAACGATTCCAGGCCGCTCTTGTTCGTGGGCTTGACCCAGTCGAGCTCGCGCTTCGCGACCGTGCCGTTCTGTTCCTTCGGAGGTGGTGTCCCCGATCCACCTTGGGCGAGATTGGGTTTGGTTTTCGTGGTGCTCATCGACCGATCCTCTCTTTGATTGGTGTTGCCTTGACGTAGCTGTAACTCTTCCGCGTCGTCGTGAACGTCGACTCCTTGACGTGGGTCTGCTTCAACTTGAAGCCGCCGGCGACCGCCTCTTCGGCGTCGCCCATCGCTTCCTTGATCTCTTCGCCGAGCCGCTCGTACCACGCATCCGCCTCGTCCTTGATCGCTTTGATTGCCCGTCGCTGTTCGACCTTCGCCGCGACGTCGTCGCCGAGGACGATCGACTTCCCGCGCACGATGACGCGGTCGATCGACCCGGCGAGTTGCTGGTGCCAGTCGGCGGGCGGCGGTTGCCGCCTCTCGACGCATTCCCAGAACCGGGCCTCGATCTCAGTGAGCCATTCCCAGAGGACCTGATCGAAGGTCAGGCGGTAGACCCGAAGCTCGCCGCTCATGCGGCAGAGGGCGGCCAGGTCGATCATGTCCGTGCCGGTGCAGGCCATTTCCTGGGTGACCTGCAGCCGGTAGCCGTCGGGAATCTCGTCGCTGCCGGACGGGCCCCACTCGTCGGAGAAGAACCCGACCGTCTTCGCCTGCATGTACATCCCGTCGGCTCGGCGGAAGTCGGGGGTGCAGCCCTGCCACGGTCGCAGCGGGTGCCGCACGACGACGAGCCCGCACGGGTCGACCGGCACTCCCATCTGTTCCTCGTAGAGCTGGCCGACCAGCGGTTCGAGCTCGATGCCAAGGCGGAGCGCTCCGGTCGGACGGTTCTCAATCATGGGGGCGGTCTTCTGCCGCCACAGGTCGGCCGCGGTCTGGCCGTCGAAGCCAAAGCCGAGCAGGACCGGGGCGTCGCTACCGCCGATCACGGTCTGCCGTTCCTTGAGCCAGTCGAGACGAGTCGACATTACTTTGCCTCCACGGAGGCACGCTTCAGGAGCTCCATCGTCGCCGTCGGAAGCAGAATGCCGGGGCGGTCGCGGCTGTCGTCGCGAGGCTTCTCCAGGGCCGCCCGGTTCGCTTCGAGCTTCTCGGCCGGCCAGGTCAGCACGGCGTGAATGGCGTGCATCATCCAGCGGGACGCCGCCTTCGAGACGACGGGGACAGTCGGGTCGTCGCGGTCGATCCGCTCCATCGTGATCTGTGCGCACCACGCGGCGTAAGCGCAGCGCTCCGCGATGGTCCAGTCCTTGCTCAGCGGCGGCGGATTGGAGATGGCCATCACTTGGCCTCCCGTGCGGCGAGCATGGCGTCGGCCCATGCGTAGCAGTTTTCGGCAAACTTCTTGTTGTCGGTGGGCCGGACGGTCGGATCCGAAAGCTGGCCCTGCAAGGCGGCCGCGGCGAAGTAGTCGCGGAGCGTCATGCCCGACCGGTCGCTGTACGGGTGACCGGACTCGCTGAAGTCGATCGTCGGGAAAGCAGGTCCGCCGGTGTTGATCGGTTCCATGTTCAGACTCCAGTTGGTTTGGCTTCCGCCGCCTCGCCCTGCTTGATGGCGGCGAGCAGCAACGGCATGATCTCGGTCACCATTTCGCCGAACCGTTCCTCCGACTTCGCGACGCCAGCGGCTTCGCGGATCATGCAGACGACGGTGAGCAAGTCGGCGTTGGACTTCCGGAGCCGCTCGTTCTCGGCCTTGTTCTTTGCGGCGTCGAGCTTGAACGACTCGTTGACCTGCGCCGGCCCGGTCGCGGGACTGATGGACTTGCACTCGCCTCGGTCGATCCAGGCGGAGATCTCTTCGGACAAGTCGGACGCGCAGACCTTGGCCGCCGGGTGCGTGCCGTAGGTCACGTACTGCATCGGGAGGCGCTCGTCGTGGAAGTAGAGCATCACGACGGCGAACTCTGCCCCGCGGTCGAGCACGATCTGTTTCAGGTCGTCGACAGTCATTAACTTGGCCACGTTCAAGCCCCCTTCCTCTGCTGCTCTTGCTGTCCCAGGATCCGCTTCACTTCCGCCCGGCCCGCCTTCGTCAGTTGCACCACGGTGCATCCGGGCCACGGCCGTTCCATCCATCCCGCCTTCACCGGGCCGCCGCGGTGCGACAGGCACGCGATGACGCGGTTCGAGTTCGGGTGCAGGCCCTCGAAGCCGTCGAGACCCCAGGTGCCCTTGCCTTCCTTCCACGCTTCAACAACCAGCTCCGAGACCTGCTTCGGCCCGGGCTGCCGCTCCTCCAGACGCCATAGGGCGAGGAGGAGTAGGTGCGGCTGGCTCAAGTTCATGGCGGGGTTCCTCCCTTGTGGGCTCGCTCCTATCCGACGTTTGCCAGGGCGATGCCCGGCTGGTTCAAGCGGGACAGCAGGTGCCCAGCGCAGTGAACGGCCTTCGCAAACGATCCTTCAAAGTCTGGAAACAGCTCAGGTTGTGCGATGGCGAAGTAGGTCGAGGCGGCATAGATGGCATGCCTTGATAGCGCCCGTGGGTCGCTCGAATCCACCTTGATTGCAGGTATGTCCACGTTCAAATAAATGGCATTGCCGTCGCAACGACAGGCAGGGCCGCTCTCGCCAAGATGCTCAAAGGAGATCGACAATCCGCGAGACGCGCCGTTGGGTGCGCGAAAGGAGTCTCCGGGCTGAGTACGGGCGGCCTGCCTATGCTTTCGGTCCGTATTTCGCGGCAGGATTGAACCCGACTCGGCTCGCTTGGAACCACGCTTGGCCTTGGCGGTGTCGTCGCCCTGCGTGAACTCCTTCAGAATCTGGTTGATCTCTTTCGTCACACTGCCGAAGTGGACGGCTTGCGACCGCTTCGACGCGCGGTCAATCACGTCGCGGAAGACGCGGTAGATTTCGTCGGCAAGCGCTTCGACGTCCGAGTCGACCTTGTCCTTGTTCTTCGTGAGGTCCCAGCCCTTGCCGAGTTCGATTCGCCCGAACAAGCCCGGCGTCGGCTCCGATCCGAGCCCAATGGTCTGCCCCTTACTGACCACACGGTAGCCGTAGGAGATCATCAGGCCTCGCTCTTGGAACTTGCTCCCCTCGGGGATGAGGCCCATCACCACGCGGGCAACTTTGTCGCCAAGGTCTATGTCCGCTTCCTTCTGGTGCTCCAGGACTGGAATCAGGAACTCAGGAATGGGGATCGCGGCCGCCTGCTTACTGGTCTTCAAGATGATCTGGCGGCCCTGCTTAATCGCGGGCGTGTACTGAAAGCTCAGTCGCTCGACGAGCTGGTCCGGCTTCTTAAGCCGGTCGCTTCGCAACTGCATCAGCGAAATGGTTGTCCCGCTGGCCTTGTCGGTTTCGGTCTCGACAGGGTCGTCGATCTCCCAAATGCCGCTCCGCTCGACACGCCGCCAGTCGCACTGAATGAATCGCTGCTTGCCCTTGTGAATGGAGTTGATCGCGATGGCATCGGCCGCGGAGATCGCGGCGTCCTTGGCCCCGATGCCGTACCTGCCCAGGATCGTCGTCGTCTTACTCTCGCGTGCGCCGGGCTTCAGCATAAGGACCAGGTCTTTACATCCCGACCCGTCGTCGGTGATCTTGAGCTGGTTCTTGTCGAACTCAATCGAGACGCGCGTCGCTCCTGCGTCGAAGGCGTTGTCGATGAACTCTCCAAGGATGATGTGCCATTGAAGGTACTGCTTCCGCATAGCCTCAATGACGCTCGTCGTCGGTGTGATGTTGACCATCTCAAATGTCCTTTGCCAGTTGTCGGAGACAGTGCTGTATGACGGTCTTGTGCTCGTCCTTAGTCCAGTTCTTGCGCAGCCGTTCGATGAAGGCTGTGATCTTGGCGACGTCATCCATCACGTCGTAGGGCCGCTCTTGCGGTTCCGCGCCGGCCTTCCGCCTTTCCATTTCCTTGTGGGCCGGGTCGACCTTGCCGGTCAGGTCCATCTGCTCTTTGAGGTCGGCGAACTTCTCAGGCTCCTCCTTCGCAGCCTCGACGACTTCCTTCGCCTTCTCGTAGGTCGGGCGAGAGAAACCAGCGGCGCGGGCGGCGATGTCCGCAGCCTCACCCCGCTTTGGGAGCGGCGTGGTCTGCGACTGTCGCTGCTGAATCTCGTCTCGCCTCTGCTTGTATCGCTCGTACTCGTCGGCGTCTGATTCGCTCGGTTCCGTAAATTTTTCGGAACCGAGCTTCGGAGCGCCGGCCCTATCGCCGCCTTTGGTTTGAGTTGATTGCTTCCGCTTTGCCGCCTCGGGCTTCTCCCTCTCCTCAATCGCCTTCGCGATTGCAACCCGCTCCGAGACGGTGAAGTCCTTGCGACACTCGTTCTCGTCGCGCTCCGCAATCAGGTGATCGATGTCAACGACCCTGCACGGGATGTCCTTCCAGCCGAGTGACCGACACGCCTCGACGCGACGACGGCCGCACACGAGGTCTCCCTGCCCCGTCACGATGACTTCATGCAGGAGGCCGATGGCCTTGATGCTGGCGGCGAGTGCGGACAGGTCGCCGAGTTCAACTCGGAATCGCGGCCCGATCTTGATGGCGCTAATGCGCATGGTCGGCATCACCGGCCCTCGCTCGTTTGCATCTCGTTCAGCACGACAAGCCCCCGAATCACCTCATCAGGAACCTCGAACAGCCCTTGTGCCCCGCGGTACGGGATCGGCCGGTCGAAGCGGACGGGCGACTCACACAGGAAGGCGAAGCGGCCGGGGCTGTAGTCGCCGAAGGCCTGCTCTTGCTCGCTGATCCGCAACGATCGGTTGTCCACCCCGCCCGTGTTCGCCCAGGTCGTCACGTAGGGGACGGCCGGGTTGCTCGCCGCGACGGATACGACGCCGGTTCGGAAGCAGTCGGTCACCCGCACGCAGCCGACGATCGCCCCGAACGGCAGTCCCCAGCCTCGTTTGGCCTCGGCCACAGTGCCCGCGATCGGGTAGCCCATCGACTCGACCGCCAGGCGGAACGGCTTCGACGAGTCGACGCAGAGCGTGGCCAGGTCGGGGTTCCAAGTCTTGCTCGCTTGGATCAGGAGTGGCCCGCGGTGACGCATGGCCCAGCTCCGCGTCTCGACGCGCTTCAGGCCGGCGACGAGGAGCATGGCCCACGGGTTCCAGAGCGACAGACACTTCACGGCATGACTCCGAACACAAAGAACCAGAGGGCCTTCCCGGACGCGAACACGACGGACCAGAGCACCGCGGCGATGACGCCGACGGCAAGGTTGCTGCGGACGGAGGGTCGGTCTGGGTTCATGCGACTGCATGCTCCAGGGGGACGCCGCGAACAAGGACCGTCGCGTCGTCGGAAGATTTCTCCGGCAGGTTCGCCGCGGCGGGGAAGACGCGCGAGTCCTCGACGGCGACGGGGTTGCCGGTGTCCGGCTCGCGCGGGTCGGGCTCGCTGTCCTCGTGCTCCTCGACCGGCGGCAGGATGATCGGGTCGCCGGGGACGGTGATGTCCTTCAGGCTCTCGTGCGCGTAGCAGGCGATCCGTCGCTCGGCGTCGTCGTCCATCCGGACGATGATGTCACGCACCCAGAAGCCGGGGCGCTGCTCGCCGTCGCTGGTCGTGTAGGGCTCGATGAACGTCGGCTTCGAAAGCTCGATCCCCTTGACCTGGTGAAAGTCCATTCGAAGCATGTTGTCCCCTCGGTACGTACCGCGACTGAAGCGCGCGACGTGCACGCCGCCGGCCGTCGGTCTCGGTTACTTGAGTCTGCCTGGGTCCCGCAACGAGCGGATGCCGGGTCGAAGAGCCCCGCCAACACTCCCCGAAAACTCAGGGACGTTTGCGAAACAACCGGCCCCAGGCAATCGGAGCGGCAGGATTTGAACCTGCGACCTCCTGGTTATGAGCCAGGCGTGCTAACCGGACTGCACTACGCTCCAAGCTGCCGGCAACTTTCCCGGCTGTCACTCTTCCACCGCGGGCCGAGTTCGCCCTGTCTCCGACTACTGGTACCAGTCGATGCGGTTCACTCGACCAGCCTCGCAGCCGGAACGGTCGGACTGGGCCGACTCCCCTTCGCCGCTCTTCTCTTCGAGCGGGTTGGCTCACGCGGCCGCGATGGTCGCCGGCTCAAACGCGGCCGACGTTTCAGCGGGAGTTGTTCGCAGGCTGATTGCCCGCTCTACTTCGACCCGCAGCTCCCGCAGCATTTCCGACCGGGGCGTGTCGTCGAACCAGTTCAGGAACCAGCGGCACGCTGCTGCCTCTTGTAGCCGCTCGTCAGCCTCGAAGCACATACGGGCGAAGTGATCCTCGACGTCGCCGACACACTTGCACGCGGGGTTCTCTCCGCCCTGCCAGCCGGTCCAAGCGATGGCCTCGCATCCCTCGCACGGCCAGTCCTGCACGACCATCAACGGCGGGGGCGTCGTGGTCGACCCCTGCGTCAGTCGCGAGTCGTCTCGCTCCAGGGCGTCGAGCAAGGACTCCAGGCCCTTCAAGGGCAGGACGTGGGCAAAGCCGTTGCGCCACACAGTTCGCCAGCTTTCCATTGAGGACTCCCGCTGTGTATCCAAGCCGGCCGGGACGGTTCTGTCGCCCACTTCAGAGGTCCGCCCGACCGGCGTTGGTTCCGAGTATCACTTCGTCTTCTTCCACCCACACCGGCTGCCCGTTGTGCGTCCGAACGCAGAGCATCGTGCCGAGATAGCCGTCCGTCCAGGTCGCCTCGATCTTGCCGAAGACTCCCGCGTGCCGTCCGTCGACGATCCGGGCCGGCTGGTTGCGGTTGGGCGGGTCAGTGTCCAGCATTCTCGCGGACCTCTTCCTTTAACTCTTCGCGGAGGATTTCAACCTCCGGCGGCGCTTCGATGCCCAGCCTGATCTTGCCGCGGTCGATGTCGACCACCTGCACGACGACGTTGTCGCCGATGAAAACCCGTTCGCCTTTTCGCCTGGAAACGACCAACATCGGATTCCCTCCCTGGTTGCTCAGTTCACTTCCGCTTCCGGCTTGCTCCGCCGCATGACCCGCGGCAGGAGCAGATACTTCGCGCGGTCGATCACCCGCCGACTGCTGATGAGCTGCTGGATCACCGCGTCCGGCAGCACGTAGGCCGCGCCCTGGTGCGTCACGACTTTCGTTCCGGGCCGCGGCCCCTCATCGATCTCTACCGCGTCCATCTCGGCCTCGAATTCGACGGTGACGCTGAAACCGCTGGCAACCATCTCGACCTTTCCGGTGGGCGAAGGATCACGTCACGCGGCGACCTGGCGCTCCCGGTGCCGCCGCTCGATCGACTCGCTCTCCGTCCGCCCCGCGGCCAGCAGCCGGCGGTACTCGGCGAGGACCGCGGACAGGACCACTTCGCGGAGCCCCTGGCTGATCGGGTGGCAGACGTCCTTGTGGTGCGTCGTGCCGGGCGGCGGGGCGGCGGGGCGGCGGGTTCGGTCGGCGTGCCCCGCACTCGTGGCAGAACCGGGCGATCACCGGAGCCTTGCCGCCGCACTCGGTACAGTGGTCGGTCACCAGACGCGAGGGGAAGGCGAGGAGGAACCCGTCCGCCATCGCGAGCAGCTTCAGTTCCTTCACCGCGAACGCGTTGTCGAAGACGATCTCGGCGAACGCGACGAGCCGCGGGTCGTGCGGGTGGAGCTTCACTTCTACGCTGGTGACTCGCATGGTGTGGGTCCTTGCCGGGTGCGGCGCGGTTACTGGCCTCGCTTGAGTCGGCCCTTCTTGTACCGGAGTTCGCGGACGCCTTCTTTCCCGCCGACTGCCCACGCATCGACTTCGTCGAGGAAGAGCCAGTACGGTTTGCCTGGCCCGCGGCCGTGTGGTGCGATCACCGTGAACACGTCCTCGGCAACGACTCGAGTGATCTCCTCGTAGGCCACATCGCAGCGGTCGGCCGCCGTCTGGGGCTTAACCCGGAGAGGATCAATCGATGCCTTGCGTCGCTGGAGGGGCTTCGTTTTCTTGGTCGCCGTGGTCATTTGTTTTTGACTCTGATTCTGAATCAGTATCAGACACTGACACGGTAACGGCAAATTCGCAAAACGTCAAGCATCGAAATCAAAGATTTGCGAAAATGCTCCGAATCGCTCTCAGTGACAGACTCGTGAAACTGTTTCACTCCACTGAGAGTCGATAGATGTCGAGTACGCTCCTCATGCCGCCACCCCGTCGCAAGAAAACCAAGGCCTTGGAAGAACCAGGCTCGCCTTCCGAAGTAAAGCCAGGAGATGGCGGCAGCGACACCGTTCGCGTGTCCTCGGACATGAAGCGAATGGTGAAGTGGATCTGCGAGATCGAAAACATTTCGAGCGTTGAGCTGATGGACTGGGCCTGCCGCGACAGAATCACCTCTCGTTTCGCACCTTTCGCTGCGGACGTGGAGAACGAGGAGCGGATCGAAGCCGAGAAGAAGGCCCGCTTGGAAGAACTGAAGCGGAAGGCGAAACAACAGGGATCACCATCGACGGGACCGTCGGGCCCAGGTGAAGCACCACCGACGCATAAGTGAAGTCCGGGCAGTTGGTCGCCGCGAACGCGCGGACGTGTTCTTGTAGTTCGCTGATCGTCATGGTCGCAGCCTCCTGAATTGGGCGTGAGGCCATTGTCCGAGACCGCTTTGCCCTGCCGGGTGCGCTGCAGGGTGAATCCGGGGAACCCTTCCAAAAATGCTTCCGCTCGCCCCTCTCCGCCGACAGCAAACGCACGCCTCCGCCAAGGACTACAGCTGGCGTCGGCCGTTTTTGGCCGTGTCTAGTTTCGTTGCCTTCTGTCAATCGTTCGACCGAGAGGGCTCGGAAAAAACAGAGCGCTCCGCCCTCCCAACCAAACTCCACACTGCTGCGCAGAAACGTCTAGTTTGCTCCGACGCCGTCAACGATTTTCTCGACGCGCATAGCGTGTGTGCGGGTGTTCAGGTACTAATTGGTGAGTCCCCAACCACTCACCTTTATCCCGGACACACCATGACGAAGCCACCAGACCCACGACGACAACCGGACCTGTTCTCGGGCGCGGAGCTCGAGAAGAAGACCTACCGCATCCAGTTCCTGCCCGACGAGCCAGGCGAGCGCCGGCCGATCGTGCTGCCCGCGGGCGAGGCGCCGCCCCTCGACCTGCCGGCGGCGATGATGAACGTCGACCTATCCAAGCCCTCGCACTCCCCGGACTTCGAGACTGTCGTCTGGAACGGGCAGGTGTTCGCGCTGACGCCGACGCAGCGGCCGATCATCCAGGCCCTGTGGCAGGCGTGGGAGAAGGGCCATCCGTTCCTCAGCGGCGAAGGCCTGCTTGATCTCGCGGGCAGCGAAGCCCGCAAGATGTTCCTCGTCTTTCGGAAGCCGGGCGGCGCCTGGCTCAAGCTGATTTCCCCCGGCGAGTTCCACGGCGGGCCGGACGGCACGTATTGCCTCGTGCCTCCTCTCAAGCCGACACCCAAGTCACCTTCTTCGGAGGCCCAACCATGAACCGCGATGACCTGACGCTTGAAGACCTGGACCAGGCGGCGGAGCTGCTGCTCGCCGAACCGGAACGGGCGGAGCGGTGCGACGGCTGCCGCCACTGGAGTCGGCTGACGCCGATCGACTTGCACGACGACGAGCCGGTGGAGGCCGATGACGACGGCCGGATCATGCTCGGCGAGTGCCGCCGCTTCCCGCCCAGGATCTCGGACGCGGCGCTCGCCGGCCACGTCGAGGTCAGCGGCCGACGGATCCCGCTGCGGATGACGGCCGTGGCCGAGGCCAGCGTCTTTCCCGTGACGCTGGGCTGCCACTGGTGCGGCGAGCACTCGGCCCCCGCCCCGGTCGCACCGGCCACGCCGCGGCGGACCCGGAAGTCGAAGACGAAGAACGACGTCCAGGTCGCGGGGTAGATCGATGCTGGACCGAATTTATGCCAGGCTGTTCCGTCCCCGCTACACGCAACCCGTGCCGGCCGGGGCCAAGATCGTGACGATCGACCGCGTGAAGTTCGCCCGGTGGACGCAGCGGGGCGGCAGGGAAGTAACGGCCCCGCTGTCGGACGACGGGAAGCGCTGCACGGTCGAGGTGGACTACTGGGCGTGCGAGACCCGTAACCACCTGGGAGAGGTGAAGGTCGAGCGCTGTTTCCGCGACAAGACGGCAAGCGAGCAGAAGCGGCTGCAGATCCTGACCAGGCTGGAGCGAGAGGCCGCGGGCATCCCGGTCCCCTCGCCCTCGACGCCGAAGAGCATGGCCGAGCTGATCGACGCCTGGGACAAGCACCTGCGGTCGAAGGCGCCGACCGACAAGCACGTGCGGCAGACGGTCAGCCGCGTGCGGAAGATCATGGCCGGGATCGGCGCCCTGACGCCGAAGGCGATCTCCGCCTCGGCGGTCGAAGACTGGCTGGCGGAGCTCCGGGAGCGTGGCGAGAACTTCCGCGGCCAGGTCACCGGCTCAAGTGCCCAGACCTCGAACCACTACCTGGTGGCGATCCGCTCCTTCTGCGGCTGGCTGGTCGACCGCAACCACCTGGAGAAGAACCCGCTAACTCGCCTGGAGAAGTTGAACGCGGATTCCGCCCGGGCGTTCGAGCGGCGGGCGCTGACGGACAAGGAACTCTGGTCGCTGATCAACACCACGGAGAAGAGCACGGCCGTTCGCCGCAACCTGTCGGGCCCGGACCGTGCCTACTGCTACCTCACCGCCGCCTTCACCGGCCTCCGCCTGGGCGAGCTCGCTGAGCTGGTGCCGGAGTCGTTCGTCAAGCACGGGAAGCAACTGCGGATCCTGCTGCCGGCGAAGGACCAGAAGAACCGCCGCGAGCTGCCGGTGTACATCCCGTCGAAGATCGCCCGGCGGCTGCTCGGCTACCTCAAGACGAAGCCGGCCGGGGACCAGATGTGGAACAAGGGCGGGTGGGCGAAGTGGGGCTACGCGTCGACCGCGTTCTACGCGGACCTCGAGGACGCGAAGGTCCCGATCGAACTGAACGGCAAGCGGCTGGACTTCCACGCGCTGCGGACGCACTACCAGACGTCGATGCTCCTGGCCGGGATCCCGCTCGCGCACGCGACGCGGCTGGCCAGGCTGTCGAGTCCGACGACGCTGATGAAGCACTACGCGAAGCTGGGGCTCGACGAGTTGGCGGCGGAGGTGGAGAAGCTGGGGGAGCGTTTGGGTAAGAAATGAACTCTTACACTCTGTGCTTGGCATTCAGCGCCCAAAGGTCGACGATCCATTTCGCAGCGTCTTCTGCAAATGACTGCGGGGCGGGCTTCGCCCGAAGATCGGGATACATGGCTGCGCCTGCTACTTCCTCTGGCGCTACCCGAGGGCACGGGAGCTCGGTACAGATCCGCTCGATGTAGGATTCGGAGAAGTTTTGCTGTCGCAGGATCTCGATCAACTCTTCGTGCCTAGCGGAGTCCGGCCCTTCCCGGTAGGGCCAGCCCTCGCCTGATTCGACCAGTTCGATTCCTGCTGATGACAGTACGATCAGGACGAAGGATGCGCACGACGCGCCTAAGCTGCCTCCCAAATGAAGTTCTCCGGTCCGGACATCGACGTAGGCGTGGGGATTACGCCGGAAAGCGTACAGGTGCTCTGGCGGCTTGGCCCGGTATCTCCGTTCCATTACCTGACACAAGGCAGCCAAGTTCGATAAAGCGTCGTCGTCGGTGTTCGGAATGACGTGGAAGTGGCCCCCGCCCCACGGTCGGCTGGCGATTCTACCGTCCAAGTAAAAATCGACTCTCAGCAACGATCCCTGGTCGTCCCGGTACAAGATACCAACGTGCGTCCCCGCACCGCTCTTTGAAACGATCACGGCTGCGGATGTGACGTAACTACCAGAGAAGCGGAAAAGATCATGCCGCATGAGATTAGGCCACGGGTCCCAGCATCTGTTTGGCGACCTCTTCTCCTCGTTCCTTCGAGAGAAGCTCCAGCGACTTCTGGTAAAAGATGGTCCTTGCGGGAAGACGGTCCTTGGCAGGTCGAGTCACCATGAGGAAGGCGCGTCGGAGGGCGGACGGCATCCTCGCGGCGTCTGCGGTGGCCAAGACATCGTTGCATAGCCGGAAGCGATTATCGTTTAGCAGTTGGTCGAGGAAATCGATGGTAGCAACCGATGCCGACTGGGCTTGGCCCTCCCGCACGAGTAGGTAGATGTAATTCAGAAAGTCCGCCGGCGAAGTGTCGAGCCGCTCCATACGTGTTGGTCTGCCTCTCACGTGTGAGAGGGCAGAGGCCTCGTTACTCGACGCCATCTCCGGCATGTTGTTTCGGATCGGTGAGGAAGCGGCCTCGGAGGAGAGGAAGTCGACTGCACTCTCCCGAATTCTATTCACGTTCGAAGCGTGGCTGAAGACGAATAACCCCGCTCTATCCCCGGACGCACTTGGATAATTACACTGGATAACTTGGCTCTTGTGCTGTGTCTCGGCATTCTCAATCTCTACGTGCCAGAGCTCCGTCGCGGAGGCGTAGAAGTCCGAGAACAGCTCGCCAAGTCGCCCTCCCATGCTTGTGAGTGGGCCGCCGGTATTCCATTCTGCAGTGGGGAAAGAGTTCATGGTCGAAAATCCCCCTTCTCCGCAATGGCCTGCCCCATGTCTGCAAGCTCCTGGAACAAAGGGCAGAGCCGATCCGTGGGGAGCGGTGACCCGGTGATTTGTGGGACGGTGTTTATGTCCAACTCAACACAACAACTGTTCCATTCTGAAACCGTCTTCGGCGGCAAGGGCTGGCCGAGGTTTGAGACCAGCCCCACCGCGCTTGTCAGCTTCATGGACACCCAGGTAGACAGCCGATTGACCGCAATCCCGGGTGCCACCGCAGACGCCGTGGGTCGGTTAATTCGGTACATAAAAGAGTCGGACGAGGCCGCATCAACCTCAACGCACCGAAGGTATCGATCCAGTCTCTGGTACGCTTCCTCCCGAGTGGGTGTCGGCTGGTGCAACGACGCGACAAACGCCAGCCGCGAAAGGGACGGGCAGGATGCGAGCCACTTTAGGCAAAGTGAGACGAACCAGGGCTTGTGGTCAACCAGCGAGCCGAGGAGCGGGATCCCCTCCGGGACCGCCTCCGGGTCGACCGAGGGGGAAGCAGTGAGCACCACCTTGCCCTCTTCTATTTCGAGGAGGAGTTCTCTACCTTCGTATGACCCACTTTCGACCCGCCTCCGTTTCTGTCGCTGATCAGCGACCGAAGGAGCGCTTTCGCCCGTCAGCGATTGCCACCACTGTTGCTGAATCCCGTAAGCAGGTTCCACCGGGAACGAGATCAGCCTTAAATAGTTTGCCTTCCACTCCCCGATGGGAGGCGGCGACGGCGAGTGAGCGGACACGTTTTGCTCCAATCTCCGGATCCCAGGACCCTTCAGCCTCGGATTGACCCACGACTTCGCTTATGCCTCCACTTATCCCGATCCAGCCGGCTTGTTCTCAAAACTTCGCAAAACTCCTGAACGGTTGTATCGGTACGCGAGTGGCAGGACTGAACGAGGGGAATGATAAAAGCCCCGCATTTCTGCGGGGTTTTCAGCGGAGAGGGAGGGATTCGAACCCTCGATGGGCTTTCACCCATATCGGTTTTCGAGACGGCCGCACGCTCGACGGAACCGAGTCGTCACACGCCGGTTGCGCTGCGGTCGGGATTTGACTTACCGGCCCACTTACGGAAAGACCGGCTTGGGTACCCCCTTCCATCCGCGGCCGCAAGCCAGTAGACTCGCCAACGAATGACTCCTTGTCTCGGAGCCCTTCCCCATGCGTGCCTTTCTCCTCCTGCTGGTTGCTCCCTGCGCCGTAATAGCCGCGCCTCCTCCTGAAGCCATCGCCGTTCGTGAGGCGCGGGAGGCCCTGAAGAAGGCCCAGGCCGCAGCGGTGCCCGGCAAAGAGACCAAATACGTTTCACCCGGAGCCTTCAAGACCGGCGAGACCATCCACCTCCCTCCTTACAACGCGCCTCGAGGCGACCTGGTCATTGGCTGGGTCCATCATCGCTACTTCGTCGAGTCGGTTTCTGACAAGAGCACGTGCGTGATCCTCTGCAAGCGCGAGCCCTACGGCGGCACAAGGTTCCCGCAGATCTCTTTCGTCATCCGGAAAACAGACACCAGTAATTACGCGGACGACAAGGAGATAAAGCCCGCTGGTGCTTTCAGGGTGGTCGGGACGGAGAAGATCGAAGGGCGGACGCTTTTCGTTTTGGAACCTGTCGAGAGCAAGAACGCGCCGGACAAGGATGAGCTCGCCGCCGCGATTGAGAAGGCGAAGCGTGATCTGGATGCTGCCATTGCCAAGCGCGACGGAGTGATCGCGAAGGAGTGGGCGGCTTCCCGCGCAAAGGCTGCGGACGCGGCCGCGAAGGAGTTCCCCATTCCAAAAGACGGGACGTTCCAGGAGAAGGCCGTCGCGAAGAGCAATCAGGAGAAGGCGGTCTCTGTTGCTGTCGATGAAGCTCGGACTGCGGTTGCGAGGAAGTACGAACTGAGCGAGGCGGAAACCAGAAGCCTTCTGAAGAAGTGAAGCCAGGCCCGGCACGTCGGTCTATTGACCCAGCTAAGGACTCTCGCCCATGGCAAGACGAAAGAAGCCCTTCTGGTACCGCCAGTCCGGGATCTCAAAAGCCCGCCGCAAGTTCGCGCGAGAGACGGGCATCCCGACGACGCGGGCCGGCCGTCAGCGGAAGATGGGCCGCATGGCCGGCTGTTCGGTTATCCTGCTCGCGGTAGTGGCGGGAACGGGCGCGACCGTGGCGGCGTTCTTGATCCTGTGAACCAAGCCCCACCTCGCTCCCTCCAACGTATACAATGCCGTTGATACGTCGGAGGGCCTTTCAATGGACGACGATCCCGAGCCGGACCTGGTCGAGGCACGCGAGGCGCTCGACCGCGCGGCCGCGAAGCTGGTCGACCGACTCGACCCGGACGAGGCCGAGGAGCTTACGCAGGCGCGCCAGAGCGTGGAGCGGATTCGACAGCGAGCGCCTCGTCGGCTTCTAATGGCGGCGTAGGCCTTCGCCCGCGGGGCACGTACTCGCACGGAATGTCGATCGTGTACAGCAGGCCTTCGACTACGCGGGGCCTTCCTATTCTCAGTTCGCCCGGGTCGAAGCCGTAGAACTCCCGGTACTCGTCGAAGCCGACTCTCTTTCGGACGAACGGATTGCCGTCGTCGTCCAGGTACACCGGGTCGCCGGCTCCGACCGGCCAGGATGGGATTAGGTTGAGTTCGGCCACGGCAAGCTCCTACTGACCTTCCGTTCATCCTACTCGCCGGGCACAATCGCGCGGGTGAGCTTTCACACCCACCCCGAGCCGACCTCGATGCCCCCTGCCCTTCAGGAGCTCTACGCACGGACGTACCAGTTGCTTCTCGTCGCCCTGGTCATCCGCGACTGGCCGCGGGTGGAGAGGTTGCGGCTGGAGCTGGAGAGGATTTGTCGAGAGGGCCTGATACAATCCCCGCATGAGCCCGGATGAACTCGCATTCATCGCCGCGATCCTGGTTGCCCCCGACGACGACGCGCCGCGGCTGATCTACGCGGATTGGTTGCAGGAGAACGCGGGGACGGTGCCTTGCGGGGAATGCAAGGACGGGAAGGGCGAGTACGTCCGAGACGGTTCCGGCGTTCGCGTGATGAAATACCCGCGGGCTGGCTGCTGCAAATGTTCGGGCACCGGCTACGTCTCGGACGGCAACGCGGAACGGGCGGAGTTCATTCGGGCGCAGTGTCGACTTGCCCGGTTGCCTCTTTGCGACCGCGGAATGTACGGTGCTCATTGCTCGGTGTGCGACGACTGCAAAGAGAGGCGGCCACTGGTTCGCCGGGTCGAGGGGTTGTGGTATCTCCCAGGCAAAGGCTTCACACCACCTCTGCCCGAATCTGTCTGGTGCTTCTCGATCGGCGAGCCGTACACGCCGGAGCGAGGGCAAAAACCTCTGGCCTTTGTCCGCCGTGGGTTCATCGAAGTTGTGGCCTGCACCGCCGAGGCATGGCTCGCGAAGGATGCTGCCGGACGGTGTAACGCCGACGCGATCACGGCCCAGCATCCGGTGCGAGAGGTGAGGCTGACGACAATCCCCATGCTTGAGCACGAGGGCTATGCGCGACGCATCGCCGGGCGAAAGGCTCTGGTCCCGGTCCGGTACACTACCCGATCTCACGTAGAGCTCTGCCTTGAAGCCGAATGGCCCGGCATCACGTTCCACCTGCCGCCGGCCGGCCGTCTCCCCAGCGCCGTCCGCGATGCCCACGCATTTCTCCGCGGAGCGATCGAGGGCTAACTTACTTCGGCAGAATGACGCTCCCGATGTGGAGCTTGACCTCGACGTTCATCCAGATCGCGCCGTCCTGCATCTCCGTGACTCCGTCCGCCTTCACCCACGCCTCGCGGGCCAGGTCGTAGACAGAGAAGAGCACCTGCGGCCGCGGCAGCGGGTTGGCGTCCGCGTCATAGAACTGAGGCGCGAAGGCGTAGCGCTGGCCGAGCGTCATCAGCAGCTCTTCCAGGGCCCGCGGTGACGTGGCCTGGAAGGGGCCGAGCAGCTTGCCGTCGAGCATCACGTCGACCTTGTAGCCCTGCCAGGTGAAGGGCGGGCCCTCGCGGGGGATTGGTTCACCGGTATTGTCACGCGGCATGGCGGTTGATCCTCCTTCGTGCGGCCGCGAGGGCCTTCTGCTCGATCTGTCCAACCCGGACAGGCGAGACCCCCAGGAAGCGGGCGATGTCTTCGCGCTTCACGTCGTAGGCCTGCCGGCATTCCAGGACGGCGAAGTATTTCGGGTCCAGCTTGCGGCGGAGGTCGTCGACGATCTCGCGCTCCGCGACCATCGATCGCTGTTCCCGGCCGAGTTCCGCTATGACGATCAGCTCGCCTTCGACGTCGACCGGCCATTCGCTTTCGAGACGCCGCGACGCGCGGTAATCGCGAATACCGTTCATGATCAGGCGGTAGACGGCCCAGCCGAGCCAGTTCCGGATCGGCACTCCGCGAGCTGGCCTGAATGTTGAGACCGCGTGGAGCAAGGCGTCATAGGCCATGCTGTGAATTTCTTGTGGGTCGATGTTGGCGAAGTGCTTCGTCGCCTTGCCGGCGAGTCTCATGGCCAGCGGCAACCACTGCTCCGCGAGTTGCTTCTGTTCTTCCGTCAGGGGTCGCTTCGGCAACGCCATCCCACCACTCTCCAACAAAAAAGACCGGGGCGGTTGGGACCACCCCGGCCGCTTCCCTGCCGCCTCTCCCACGGCAAGGACCACGTGTAAGAAGCCCCGCGGGTCGGACTCGCATCGGCCGTGGGCGGCGGGGCTGTCCCGGGAACGGGACGGGGGTTGGCTCTTTACTCCTCGCCGACGATCTCCACCATGGGAGCGTCCGGCGGGCCGGGCGGGATGGTGTCGACCGCGGTGAACTCCGCGCGGCCGGACGGCGCCGACTCGTTGCCCGAGCCGTCGACGTCGGTGAGCCACACCGCGACCGTCGCGTTGCGCTCGACCAGGAAGAAGTGCTCGCGGGCCGTCGCGGGGAGCTCGGTCACCGTGTCGGCGCCGTTGACTTCCACGTGCAGCTTCCGCTTCTCGACGTCCGAGGCCTTCGGCTCGCCGAGGGTGACTTTTGCTTTCAACGCCATGACGTAAACCTCCGAGTGTTGGACGACCGACGGCCGCTCCGGCGCGGGAACCTCCCGCAGAGCTTCCCGGACAAGTGCGACAATCAGCCGTCGAAGTTCATTGCTCATCGGGCACCGCCTCGAATTCGCCGGTGTCTTCGTCGTCTTCCGAGAACGGGAACGCGGCCATCAGGGCCGGCCTCTCCTCGTCGAAGATCGCCATCAGCTCCGGCGTCGCCCCCAGGCACGTTCGCCGGATCTCGCGCACCAGGGCGTCCTCGTTCGCCGGGTTGCCCTGCAGCCGGCGGTAGTGCCGCCGCGTGAGTCGTTCGATCCGCCGGGGCCGGTTCGTGGCCAGGTCGCGGAGGAGCCGGGCCTTCTGTTCCGGCGTCTCGGGCTTCGCCGGGCACAACAGCGGGATTGCCGTCGACAGCACGGTGAGGATGGCGAGGATGATCTCCGCCGCGGCCCCGACGCGGAGGCTCATCTCGACCGCGAGTAGCCGGGCGCGGGTCATACCGTCAGCGCCTCGTGCAGCAAGCGGCGGGAGTTTTCGACCATCGCCTCCAGCTCGACCGTAGGGACGGTCCCCATCACGATCGGGCCGTTGATCTCTTCCATGTAGCGGTCGAAGTTCAGGAGGAAGTCCTGGTTGACCAACTGGGCGAGCTTGGCCCCCTTCGGCCGCCGGTTCCGCTGCAACTGGAACTGGATCAGCAGGATGCTGTTGCTGATGAGCGTCTTGTAGAGAAGCTCTTCGTAGGGGTCGCGCGCGGCCTTCGCCTGGGGGGCAAGGGGCAGGTCATTCGGTTTGATCATGTCGTCGGTCCTTTCACCAGGTCCAGAAATCGGGGAACCACTTCTTGAATCCGTCGGTCGCGATCGCCTGGTAGGCGACCCCCGACGGGGTCGCGTCGTCGGCCGGGGCGTAATCCTTGCCGTACCTCTTGTTCAGGTGCATCGTGACGACCCACGCCATGCGCGCATTCCATTCGGCTTGCGGGACGCCGGTCCGCCTCTCCGCGTCAACCTCCAGCGCTCGGACCTGACGCCAGGGCTTCGCTTTGGAGTGCATCGAGCAAAGGGCTTCGATGTATCGCTCTTCGATCTCCAGCGGGTCGGCCGCGGCAACGTCCGCACAGCGGCACTCGCCCTTCGGGCAGGAGCAAGCCGCGTCGACCCGGCCGTCCTTGCACGCGCAGCACTCGCCGCACTTGCAGTTCGACTTGTCCGCCTTCAGGGCCGGGGCGGCGACGGTGACCACGGCGAGCAAGAGGCTGGCGAGAATCGTTCGCATGAGACTCCCTCACTTCCTGAGCCAGAGGCCTGCCATCACGAAGCCGAACACCAGGGCCGCCAGCCCGCAGCCGGCGAGAAGGTCGATCGAGGATCGCAGTCGAGCCAACATCCTTGTCCGGCTCACGGCCGGCCTCACGTTTACCGTCAACCGCCGGACGCACAACCGCCGGCCGCCGCGGAGAAGCCTCCGCCGAACGGCCCGCTGAGTCCGAAGCTAATGCCGCCACGACGCGCGACAGCGGGGGCAGGTATGTACGTGGGTGCCGTCGGGATTAAAACCGGCGACGACGTACTGGGAAGCACCACAACCGGGGCAGTTGTGCCCCGCGTGGTAGGGTTTGTCTGTCCCACCCCCGCGGACCGGAGGCTAGCTTGTGGCGGCACGTATACGCCTGGCTCGGTGCCGGGAACCCACGTCGGCGGGGGGCCGGTGTAGCCTTTCTTCTTCGCCCGCTCCCACGCCTGCTCCAGCGTCTCCGGGGGGCCGCCGTCGAGAAGGATTTGCCCGTACAAGGCCCCGTCTGTGCCGACGTAGGTACTCGCCGACAATCCGCCTGCCGTCACGGTGACGGTCTTTGGTTGGCCCGTTCTCTTCACCTCGGCAATGGCCTCCTGGTATTGATCGAAGGCACTCCGCTCTCCGTCTGCGGCGTACACGGGTCGCTGATTCGGGTTGACCGGTGTGATCTTCGGCGGCTGGACTTTCACGGGCGGCGGGTTCGCCTTCACCTGGACCCGGCCCGCTTTAACGTCCTCGCAGGCACAGTCCTCGCAGTTGCAGGCTGAGCCGCAGACGCCGCACGGGATCTTCTTCGGGGCGGCCTTCGTCGCGGCGACCGGCTTGTCGCTGTACTCCTCCAGTCCGACCTTCCTGCCGTCGAGGTCATAGACCTCTCGCAGTAGGAGCCGGCCGGGTTGCCTGCCGGCGGCCTTCATTGCCTCGTACTCGCGCGTGACTTCCGCCAGGGACTGTGCAGCCCGCGCCCGAAGCTCCGCGCGATCCTTCACGGACACCGCCGGCGGGTCGTCGCTGGAGATGTCCGCGGCCTTCACGATGCTGGCCGTGAGGGTGAGGAAGATCAGCAACAGGGCCACGCCGACGGCCATGCGCCAGAGGAACTGACCGACGCCCGGACGGGGGTCCTTGAGGTAGAGGTCGCACGCGTAACCCGACATGACCGGGCCGGCTTGCTCGTTCGCCTTCTTCATGGGATCACTTGCTTTCTGGCGGGATGACTCCGCCCTCGTCGACAACAGAACGGACCGCCCACCAGCCGCCGATGTCTCGGGACTGGTAGCACGACTCCGGGAATACGCAGCAGCCGTTGACGCCGAACCGCGTCTGCCAACTGTTCTTGTGGGCGATGCCGTACTCGATGCGGGTCTTCTCGCGGTACGTCGCGCGGTACCCGTGAACGGCGTGGCCGCCCTTCTTCCCCGCTGGTGCCGGCAGCCAGCCGTCCGCGTCCGTCCGCATGAACGAATCAAACCACCAGATGCCGGAGATCAGGTCGAACTGCTGCAGCACGGCCGAGAAGCAGTGGTCGAACGTCGGGCAGAGGTAGGCTTCGAGGACGCGGTAGTTCTTTCGGTCCGCCGCGGCCCCGCTCGCCTCGCGCTCCCATTGCATGTACGGGCAGGCCTTCACCGACGCGACGCCCTGCCGCATGGCCGCGGCGATGCCGTCCTCGAGTGTCGAACCGTTGTCGCCGCCGCCGCAGATCCGGTGGTAAAGATCGCCTCCCGACAGCATCACCAGCGGAAGGCCCTGCTTCATCCGCTGACTCTCCATTGCGGAGGCCGTCGCGGAGGCGTTGCACATGCCGATGCCGTCCTGGTCGTGAACCGGGGACAGGAACGGCGAGTCGAGCCCGGGCCCGCCCATCGCGTCGACGAGGCCCTTCCACTCCGAGCGCGGGATGACCTTGACGTTCCCCGTCTCGCCGAAGGTCGACCAGGCGAGGCGGACCGGGCCCGGGTTGTTGCCGAGCTTCCGCGTCGTTCCGTCCGGTAGCGTGATCACGTCGAGCACGTCAGCCCCCGTACTTACTCAGGAGTTCCATCAGCCGGGCCGTGTCGTTCGGCATGTTGCCGGCGAACAGTTCGCGGCCCCTCTCGTCGACCAGGTACACGCGCGGCAGCGGTTTGCCGGCGGCCGCGTCCACGAATCGCTCGATGTCCGGCGGCGTCACCCCGTCGGCGTTCTTGACGTCCTTGTCGACGCAGCGCCAGCGGACGCCCTTCTCTTTCAGCCGGGCGGCGAGCGTCTTGTCCGCGAACCAGAGCCCCCGCTTGCCGACGGCCTCGCCGGTCTCCTCGACGACGACGAGGAACTTCACCACGCTGGCCGGCACGGGCGGGGGCGGGTTCGGTTGAGGACCTGGGCCGGGATCGGGCGGGACAGGCGGTTGCGGGGCCGGGCCGCCCTTGCCCACGATCACCTTGCACAGGAAGAGAGGGTTGAGCTTGTTGCCGGTCCGGCTCGACACGACGACGAAGCCCTCGCCGTTCGAGTAGCCGATCACGCGGAGCTTGAGCTTCTTCGGGTCGGGGTCGTATTCCCGCATCCCGTCGAGATCGGCCCCGAAGATCTGGAAGTCCGACTCGTCGGCGTCGATCGTCAGCGGGATCGAGACGAGCCGGCCGATCGGCGCGACAACTTCGGCCGGGCCCTTGACCTGAGCCAGTGCCGGAAGCGACAGAGCGAGCGCGAGAAGTAGGGAGAGCGTCGAACGCATCGGGTTACGATCCCTTCGCCAGCTTGCGGAGCCGGCGGGCCTGCCGGTGCTCGCGTCGCTGGGCCATGTTGTCGCGGGTGGACGGGTCGGCCGTGGCGACGCCGGGCCGCTCGCGGTGAGCCTGTGGAGTGCGGCGGACGCGGGCACCCTCGAAGGCGTTGAGGGAGGCGGCGGCCAGGACGGCAACCATCGTCAGTCGCGGAGAGTTCGGAGCCATGTCAGTTCCTTCGTCGTCTTTGGAGCAACCACCCGATGCCGCCTGCCGCGGAGATCGCGAGGAGCAGCGGGATAAACCAGAGGTCGGGGTCCATCAGGTGATCGCTCCGCCCTGGACCCAGTAGTGCCCGCATTCGTGCATGTGGACGGACGGGTGCAGGGTGAGCGTGTCTAGCGTCTCGCCGCCCCGTTGCCATCGGGTTGCACCACAGCCGCGGAGCGACCGGCATTCAGGCGTGCCGATCTCCACACCGACGAGTTGCCGCTGATCGTCCCAGGTCGTCTCCGTCGCCGCCGGTCCGCCATCGAGCGGGTTGGCGAAGAGGACAATGTTCCAGCCCTGGCAGTGGCCGGTCACGCAGCGGATGATGACTCCCAAGCCCTTGCGGTCGGGGGTGTCGATCCAGCGGACGGCGAAGTCAGAGAGTCGCTTCACGTTGCCTTTCTCGGCATCACCGACAAATCGATGTAAGGGCCGTCGTGGGTCGGTATCAGGTGGAACGTCCAGCACCGCCGGCCGTGTGGCTTGCTGCTGATGCGACCGAATTTCGGGACATAACCAGTCACTCCGTCGCGAAACCATTTCCTCGTCTCTCGCGGGTGCGGCTCTGCGTACCCAGCGATCTCGCGAGCCTTGTGCTGGATCGCTTTCGCCAATGTCTTCCCCGAGACGGCCGCTTCTGACCACGGGCAAGCAATCAGGTCGATGTCCCGCTTCAGCGTGCCGTGAACCCCCAACGCGTAGCCGAGCTTTCTTGCCACGTCCCTGAGCGGACCGATCAACCGCTGGTAGAACGGGAAGGAGTCGTGCTCGCAGAGTTTCACGCCTTCGCTCCCATCGTCTTTGCCAGCCGCCGAGCCCTCTTCCTCAAGCGGCGGAACTCGGCCTGTTGCCGGCGGCGGTCCTTGCGATTGCCGGACTTCGCGCTCGCGTCGTTCACAGCGGCTTCCGCGGCCGCATCCTGATCTTGTCCCGCCACTCGACCGCGTCTTCGAGCACGTCCTCGTTCCAGCTCTTCCAGTTGAGCAAGTGCCCAAAGAGGAAGTGGTGCTCGCGGCACAGCGTCATCAGGTTCGTCGGGTCGAGCTCGCGCTCCGGGTTGACCTGGTACGGCTCGATGTGGTGGACCTCGCAGTCGCTCGTCGTCCGGCAGACCTCGCAGTGGGGGTTGTCTTCCAGCCAGCGGTCGCGGACCTTCGGCCACTTCGCGGAGCGGCCGGTCGCCTTCCTGTACGTGAAGGCGGAGACGGCTTTCGCGGCTCGGACGAAGAACGCGATCATTCCTTGACCCTCACTGCCGATCGCTCGCCTCGCAACCACCACAGCCAGCCGAACACGGTGCAGCCGAACCAGCACACCCACGCGACCCAGCGTGCGTGGCCGAGGGCGACGATCGCCTCCTGCAGCAGCCGGTTCGACTCGAAGAAGTTCGCCTGGTGCCGGCCCGTCCGCCGCAGCTCCCAGAGCCAGTCGTGCAGCACGGCGGCCTTCTTCCAGGCCATCGGCTTGAACCACGGCAGGACGCCGAGGGGACCGGTCGTCGCGAAGTCGGTCGAGAACGGCTCGTCCATCCGGTACTGGCGCCCGTCGGCGGCCGTGTAGGTCAGCGGATAGGCCCGGTCCGGGCAATAGAGCAGCTCGTTCGGGACGTCGCGGTCCCGAAGCGTGTAGGTCCCCGACCAGGATCCGACGGCTCGGCTCATTGGTTCCCCAGGAACACACGGCGGGGGAGCTTGTCCTCGATTGACTGCAACTGCTTGATCCGTTCGACCTGGTGCCGCTCCTGCTGGGCCTGCCGCTCGGCGTGCTGGTTGTGCGACTGCCAGAAGAGCGTGGCGACGGAGACGACCATCCCGCAGACGACGACGATGGCCTGCAGGCCGTTGTTCGACAGGTGCCAGCCCGGGGATAGTTGCTCGTCGGCCATCAGGTCTTGACCTCGGTCACGTTCAGGGCGACGGTCTGGGCGGGCGAAATCACGACGGCCTTGGTCGGTTCGGCCGCGGCGGGCGGCGCTGGCGGGGCCAGGTGCCCGGCCCACTGGCGGAACCAGCTCTTGATCGCGTTGGCCAGGCCGCCCGACTCCTGCCACTGGACGATCAGCTTCGTCACCGTTCCGAGCACGTACCAGGAGCTGACGCCGACGCAGCCGAACACGAGGATCAGGCCGTCGAAGTTGGCGTCGAGCCCGAACCGCCGGGCCATCCACGGCCCGAAGAGGAAGCAGGAGATCACGCCGCCGACGATCCGGTAGACGACGTCGGGCCAGTTCTTCGGCCGGTCCCCCAGGATCGCGAGCAGGGCGCCGAGGCCGCCGCAGAGCGAAAGTAGGATCCGGTCCAGGACGTCGGCGGTGTCCAGGACGGCGATCGGCGGGACCATCGAGAGGACGAACCCGCAGACCTTGTAGCCGATGTAATCCTTGCCTTCCGTCATCGGGCGATCCTCGCCGTCAGGTGGCTTATGTCGTCGAGGGCGAGGCCCTCTCCGATCGAGATCAGGGCCAGGGCGAGAAGGGCGATTGCAAAGACCCAGGCAAAATCCCAGCGATCCAGCCGAACCGGCTGCGGCGTCGGTTTGGATTTCGGGGACGGCATCGGCGGCTCGCGATCGCACGGGTCGAGTCGGCGATTTGGCGGTGGACCGTACATGAGAGCGACCTCGCTTCGGCTCATGGTGAGTGAAGCGAGGTCGGTTAGGAAGTGAGTCAAAGGGGAATGGGGGGAAGTGTTCCAGTATTGGAAGTCTTTCCCGTTTACCCGGCCTAAGCGGATGATCTCGGCACCGCCGCCGGCCAGACGTCCGCGATTACTTCCTCACGCCACACCGGGCCCTGGGGGTAATGGTCGAGTGTGCCGCGCAGGAAGGCCAGGTCGCCGCCGTGATACGGAGCCCACTCGCCGAGCCGGCCTGGTGTATTCGGGACGACGAAGCAGGGCGTCCCCAGGTTGCCGTGCTCGATCGACCTCTCGCGCCAGAGCGTGCGGCCGTCGTGGGCGGTGAACATCCGGAACAGGTGGGGCCGGTGCGGATCCTCGGTGAGGGCTTCTCGGACGGCGGCGATCGCCCCGGGCCGGTAGGCGTCGTCGTCGTCGAGGTTCAGCAGGTGCGTCCCCTTCGCGTGGCCAAGCTTGTTCACCCAGTTGCGGATCCCGTGTCCCCAGGAGCCCATCTTGGCCGGCGTCTCCAGGTATCGGCCGGGCAAGCCGAGCTGTTCCCAGAACAAGCGTGCCGTCTCTTGCGGGCCGTCGCCCACCAGGAGGACCTCGTCGCCCGGCCGCCAGTCCTGGCCGCGCAGGGACAGGAGCGCGGCGGCCAGTGTCGGCCGGCTGACGGTGGGGAGGATGAGCGAGAAGCGGATCAATGGACGTAGCTCCTGTCGTTCTGCCAGCCGTCGACGTGGAACGACTCGTCGAGCTCGACGCCGAAGCGGGCCGCGAGCTTGCGGTAGTCGCCCACCCGGTGCGAGCAGTGCCAGAGGTAGCCGGGCCGCCGCTCGTAGCGGTCCTCGCCGAAGAGCTTCCAGGGCCAGAACAGCCCGCCGAGTTTGGAGTCCAGAAGCCGTGCGAAGTCGAACTCCGCGTTGGCCGGCTTGGGGCGCTGGCGAGGGGCGAGGAAGTCGAGCACGTCGTCGCGGTGCCAGGCGGCCGCGTCGAGCAGCACCGCCTCCGTCCGCAGCGGCCAGCTCTCCCGGCCCCGGCAGCGGTTGCTTGACAGCGGTAAGGCAGACTCGATTAGTTCGCGGGCGCCGTCGTGCAGCCAGCGGTGCGAGGTCCCGATGAAGCGCTGGGACAGCTTGCACAGGACCTGCAGTTTCTTCGAGCGGGCCCAGCGGATCCCCTTCCAGAAGGCCGCCAGGTCGCCGCCCGTGTGGCCGAGGCGTTCGGGGTTCGGGCTGAACTCCGCCCCCTCGCGCTCGCAGACGCGGGCGAGCTCTCCGGCGTGCGGCGAACAGTCGTCGCTGACGAGCACGGGCACCGGGCCGCACCAGTGGCGGATCGCCCGGAGCTGCAGCTCGACCAGGCCGGGGAACTTGTACGAGCCGATCACGACGCCGACGGCCGGGTCGCCGAGCCGGGCCGTGAAGGGGGAGTCGTCCGCCGGCAGGAAGGCTTCCCGATCGGAACAGTGGGCGCAACATCGCGTGTCGCGAGCAGCCTTGGCCAGCGTGCAGGTGCCGTAAATCGCACACTGGTAGAGTGGGACGCGGGCTGGTGGGTCCTTCTGGCACGAGAGCAGGACCTCGCTGCCGCCCGTCTCTGGGCCGCGGTGAGTGCAGGGTCCGTTGGCGACCGGCCGCGGCCGCCGGGAGGAAGGGGTCAACCCGCGGCACAGGGGGCAGGTGTCGGGCTGCAGGGGCTCGTGGCCCCGCTTGCAAGTCGTGGGCGGCATTACTCGCAGTCCGCCGTGTCAAAGGTCGAGTTGAAGTCGAGGACGCCGCCGTCGCCCGTGTCGATGCCCTCGATGGAGATCGTGTAGACGCCGCCGGTGTAGGAGAGAGAGCCCGGGGCGCTGGTCCACTCTCCGCCCGGCGTCACTTCCCAGGTGACGTAGAGCTGACGTTCGACCGGGCCGAAGCCGAAGCCGATGACGATCTGGGCGTCGTGGCCGTTGAGCGAGAAGGTCGAACTGACGTACCACAGAGTCGAGCCCGCGATGTGGTGGAACGGGACGTCCACCTCTTGCCCGTCACTCGTATTCGTGCCGCTGACAGTGCCGAACACGCCACTGAACACTTCGGGAACTTGGAGCACGTCACCCGTCTCGGCGTCGAGACCGTGACCGAAGCACCCTCCCCCGCCACCTCCGCCTCCGCCAGATGCGCAATCCGCCCCGGCGACGATAATAACTGTGTAGTCCAACGATGCGTAGGCAGTGAATGGATTCGACGTGCTGGTATAAGCGAGATTCGTAAAGAACTGGAAGCACAGAGGGTCACAGGTCGTCCGATTACCCGTCGTCACCATGTCCACCGCCACGGGGCCGGTCAGCAGAATCCAGTTGTTGGTGTTATTGGTGAACTCGGGGTCGCAGGCCCTGCCGTACCAACTGATCGTCCCGCCGACGCTCGAGTTACAGCGGAGGGTGACGTCCAGTGTCTGGTTCTCCATCGTCCCTTCGATCGCCACCTGGCCGTGGTAGCGGGCCCCGCCATCGCCCGTGAAGAGCGTGAACCCGAACGAGTCGATCACGTCGAAACTCGACCACAAACTCGTGTCCCCCCCGTTCCAATCGACGACGTAAGCGATCGCCGCCATCGAGTCGGGTAGTGGGGATTCGTCCGGGCAACAGGCCGAGACGCCGGGGTCGGGCGGGTCCTCGCCGCCGCCCGCGCAGCAGTTGTCCGAGTCCCACTGCTCCAGGTCGAGGTGCGTCTCGGCGTTCCGCCGGGACAGGTAGGGCACGCCCAGCTCGGGGGTCTCGCCGCGGACGTTGTAATACCAGCACTCCGCCGCGATCGGCCACGAACTCGCCGGGCGACCTTCATTCCGGAGGCGGACGGCCGGGTACACCGAGCCGCCCGGAGTGCCGACCGGGCTCAGCGAGGTGACCCGCACAAAAGCGGTCTCGTCGTCGGGGGGCTCGTCGCCAAGCAGGTTCACCAGGGCCCACTGAACGCCCGTGGTCGCGAAGCCGCTCGCGGTCCAGAGGATGCGAGCCGGGCCGGTGCTCGCGGAAGTGAGCGTTGTCGTCGAGACTGACGGGCCGGCGTAGCGGTGCGCGGTGTCGGTGAGGTTGACCTGGCATGGGGTCAGGCCGAGGAGTGTCGCCTCCCCGATAGCGTCCATCGACAGGGGCTCTTTCGCGACGACGAAGGGCTCGCCGGCCGCGGGGGCGATGCCCTTCATGGCCCGCCGGTCGGCGAATTCGGCCGCGTTCTGGGCCTGGGTCGCGAACGGGTTTTCGAGGCCAAGGATACCGAATTGTTGCGTGATGGGGGTTGCGCTCGTGTTCTTAACGAGGATCTCGGTCGAGGATTCGCGCGAGCGGCGGAGGGTGCCCGAGAGTTGCTGCTTCAGCGATTCGAGCAGCGCGTTGTAGAACTGTGCCGGGAAGCCAAGCCCATCTCCCGGTTGCACGCCTCGAAATGGATTCTTAGCTAGCATTAGATTCCGAGGTCGGCGATGGTGATACGCCCCGGTGCTGCGACCATAGGGGGGGAGAGGTCGGCCTCGCACTTGGCGGCAAAGTCCTCGAGCCTCATCTCGTGAGTCCCGTTGACAATGAGTTTGTTGTCTTCGATCGCGACCCCGCCTTCCCGCGCGCCCAGGACGTCGCACAAGTCGCGGTCGAGGTCGGCGGCGGTGAAGCGTCGCAGGCGCAGGGGAAGTCGGTGCATCATGCTCACTGGTCGAGGGGTCGGAGATTTAAGTCTTCAAACTGGGCATACTTGTACACCTGGTGCACGTAGGCCGCGAAAGGCCGCGACGCCAGCTTGTTCGGGCCGGGGTCGATGATCTTCTCGTACCAGACATCGAGGCAGTGCCAACCGGCCTTGAAGGGGACGACAAAGTCATCGGTGATCGGAACATCGTGTTCCGAGGGCGAGTATTTAAAGTAAAAGTTTGAGTCCCACCCCTTGTTCTTGCCGTCGCGGCTGGAGAAGTCGGCGCCGGCGAAGAGAACCTCGGCGGTGCCGAGCCCCCAGATCGGGGCGTTGTTGATCTTCCCAGTCGTGGCCATCACGCGCAAGAAATAGCCGAGCGTCAGACGCGGCAGCGTGACCGAGATCGTAAACTCCGGGCTCGGCGCGATGATGTCGGTGCCGTCACAATCGCCGTCGTGGAAGCCGATCCAGTTGCCCTCGTTCGCCGGGATCGTGGCGGGGTCGGCGCCATTGGGGGCATGGCGGGAAACGATGTGCCAGCTACGCTTGATGTGCTGCGTGCCGCCCTTGGTACTGACGCTATACTTCCGCGTGACCTCCTCGTCGCCGGTCTTGTCGCCGGCCGGGTTGCCCCCGCCCTCCCCCGTTCCTTGGGCCCCGGGGTTATCGCCCGGCTCGATGCCGTTGGCGTTCTCGGCCCGGTCGCGGACCGAGGAGGAGTAGTCCACTTCTATCAGGTAGAGCCGTCCGACGACCTTCTCTTTGACGTCGATCGATCCGCGGGGGATGCCGCCAACGACGGCCGGGTAGTATTCGTCGGCGACGTCGTATGCCTCGGACTGGTCGGCCGCGTCGAAGACGACGGCGAGGCCGACCCCGTCGACGCCCGTCGGCCCCGACTTGAAGTCGCCGTCTCCCAGGAGGTTCTCGATGTATGCCGGCATTAGTGCCTCAGTCCGCCCTTGTTCTTGATGTCATCCAGATCCTCGGCCGCGTCGGCGGTGTTCTTCTCGATCTTGTTCAGAACCCCGCCACCGCCGCCGAACATGAGGGCGGAGTTGCCGAAGGTGCCAAAGGCCGAGCGGGTCGCGGCGGAAATACCGGCGATCGCGTCTTGCTTCCGTTGGCCCATGCCGTTGATGTCCTTCATCAGCGCGGCGAAGATCGCGGTGTTGGCCGCGATCCGCTTGTCCCGCGCCGCGAGTTCTTGCTTCTGCTTTTCGGCCTCCAGCTTCCTCTCCTCTTGCTTCAGCTCTTCGAGGGCCTTGTCGATCTTCTCCTTCTCGCGGGCGGCGCGGGCGTCCTTCTTGTCTTGGGTCAGCGCGTCTTCCGCGGCCTTCAGGCGATCGCGCTCCAGGCGGATGCGCTTCTTCGCCGCCTCCCGGTCGCCAAGCTGCTCGGCGAGGGCCTGGCCCTCGCCGATCGGCTTCGTGGCAGCGTCGACACCTTCCTTGCCACCGCCGATGATGAGCCCGAGACCAGATGCCCCGATGGCCCCCGCCGCGATGTCCTTCCAGTGGTCTTTGACGTACTGGCGGCCCCTCGCCTCCGCCTCCAGCGCGGCGTTGCTCATGTCAAGGAAGGCGTTGAAGGAATCCTTCCACCCGTTTTTGAAGAACTTCCAGATCGACTCGAAGGTCTCCTTCAGGTAATCCTCCATGTCGGTGCCGAAGATCTTGAGCTCAGCGTCGACGTCGACCAAGGCCTTCTTGCCGAAGCCGATCACGTCGTCCCAAGCGTTCAGGGCCTTTTCTTTTACGAAGGACCACGCGACCTGAGCCCCGTACTTCAGTGCGGCCCAGAAGACGGACAGCGTTTGCTTGGCGACGTCCATCGCCCCGTTGAGGTCGCCGGCCTCGAGTGCCGCGGAAATCCCCTCCCAGGCGGTGGTGAGGATTCCGCTGGCCCAGCCGATGACTTCGCCCAGCCCCCTGAACAGATCCCTCGCGTAGTCGCCGACGACGGTGAACTTGTAGAGGGCGTATCCCAGCCCGCCGACCGCGGCGGCTATTCCTGCGACGATGGCGATCGCGGGGAGCCAGGCCCAGATGGTCGAGATGATCGTGCCGACGGCTGTGATGCCGGTGATGATCCCGCCCAACGCCACGCCCGCGACCGCGAGCGAGGTGCCGATGCCGATGAAGGCGGCGCCGGCCGCGGCTAGCCCGGCACCGACGCCCGCGATGATCAGGATCAGTTGCCGGTTCTCGCCGATGAACTCTCGCACGATCTTCGCACCGGACACGACGTACCCGGTGAGCCTCTCCAGCGTATCGATCTCCGGCAGGATCGCGGCGCCCACGGCGCGGATGGTGTTCTTCACGGCGGTCCACGCGCGCGAGATGGCGTCGCCGGCCCGCTCCGCCTTGCGTGCGTTGTCGCCCCCCACCACGGCGCCGACATCCTCCGCTTCCTTCTTCAGGGCCCGGATGCCTTCCGCGCCGTCCTTGAAGAGCGGCAGGAGCCGGGTGCCCGCCTTGCCGAAGATGGCAAGTGAAGCTGCCGTTTTCGAATGGCTGTCGAGTTCCGCGATCGCGTCGGAGATGGCTTCGATTTGTTCCGCGAGTGGCATCTTCGCCAGCTCCGCGGCGCTCATGCCCAGCTTGTCGAAGGCCTCCGGCGAGTTGATCAGGTTCTTCTGCATGATCTTCGCGGCGCTCTCGAGCTCCTCCAGGTTGGAGCCCGACTGTTCCGCCGCGTAGCCCAGTGCAGAGAGGGATTCTGTCGAGGTCCCGAGCCGGTCCGCCGCCTTTTGGATCTCGTCGAAGTGGTCCACAACTTCGCGGAAGGGGGCCGCGACTGCGCCGAGGAGACCGGTCCCCAGGCCCAGCAGGCTCGCTCCTGCGATACCAAATCCCTTGGACGCTCCCATGACAAGCCGCTTGGCTTGCAGGAGCCCGCCCTTCAGCCCGGCCATGTCGAGGGCGGTTTCGACGAAGGCCTTGCCGGCACGGATGCCGCCCGCCTTCCCGCCGCTACTGCCGCCCATTGCCATGGCTTTTCTTCCGTTGCTGGTTCATCGCCTTCATCGAAGCGACGTAGTCCTTCATCCGCGCCTTGCGAGCCCTCGCGAGTTGCTCCGGTGTGAACTTCCTGCCCTTCTCCGACCCCTTGCGGTAGGGGTTCGTCTTCTCCGGGTCGATGTCTTTGGCGCCCAAGGCCATGGCGTGCAGAATCGAGTGGTCCCACTCTTCTCGCCGCCGGCCGTTGGCCAGCCAGGCCAGCTCGCGGAGCGTGAGGTCGTTAGCGTCAACGCCCCCGGCTGCCCCCGCTAGCTCCCAGGCGACTCGCTCAAGGTCGCGAGGCTCGTACCCTCCCCTCGGAACCTCCTCATCAAGACCTCCGTCACCTTCTGGCTCTGGGAGTGACGAAAAAAACTTTCGACCAGCGACTCCCTCGCGGCGAGGTTGGTCTCCCCGTCCCAGCGGTCTTCGACCTGCTCCTTGGTCAGGCCGCGTTCGTCGACCTGAGGCTTGCAAAGGTACATGAAGACGGCGATCAACTTCTCGTCGTCCATCAAGGCCTCGCCGACCTCTTCGGCCTTGGTGCGGAGGAGCTGTCGCAGGTCGACTTGCTGGTTATCTCGCAGGTTGTTGAGGACGCGGGTCGTGAGCTTCGGCCACACCCAATCCTGTCCAGTCGAGTCTTTGAACTTCACGGTCGAACCTCAAATGATGTTGGTCAGCAGTGCGGGCAAAGTTTTCAATTCCGCCTGGTGGGCCGGATTCATGTAGGGCCGGGCCGGATAGCTGGCAGTCCGCTGGCGTTGCGGCCGGCCGCTGGCCCGCCTGGGCGAGCGGAGGTCTATCCTTCGCCATCGCTCCGGGACCTTGACGCCGTCGGCGCCGACGTAGCTCCTGGCCAGGTACTCCAGGATGCCGACCGTGCCGCCGTATTCGAGCACCTCCGGGACGGTCTTGCCTTCCATGCCCAAGGCGTTCCGCTGGTTGGTCGCGGCGGGTCCGATGACCACGGTCCGGACGTTGAACTCGTATGCGAAGAACAGGAATTCCCGGAGCGGGCTCACCTGCTGCTTCTTGGTCACCCCGGTCTTCTTGTTCGTCTTGTTCCGCGTCATGGTCCGATGCGCGGAGGGCGGCTGCCCGGGCTCGGACGGCTGCAGGCGGTACCGGATCGAGGTCTGGGCCCGACGGCGGACGAACGCCCCGTGCTTCGACAGGGCCTTCGCCGTCCCCTTGTCCATCGCCTTGATTACCGACTCGGCGTCGAAGAAGCCCCGCTTGAACTGGTCGAGGGAGCCCCGGCCGGAGGCCAGGGCCCCGGAGATGCCGCCGGTCGGAGCTCCCGCGCAGACCGCCACGTCAGATGTCCGTGTAGGTGATCGACCCGCCGCCCCCGACGACCGCCGTCTGGGGGATTTCGTCCGTCTCGTCGGACAGGCAGGGGATCAGGTTGTACTCGCTGAAGAGCACGTCGCCGGTGTTCTGGCTCGCGGTAGCCTTCGTCACCTTGTACCAGGCCCGATGCCCTTCGGAGCCCTCGGTCTCCTTCGGCCCATCGAGGATGAGCAGGTGCAGGGGCGTCCGCGCGTTGCAGGCGTCGCGGAAGGCGACGTAGTTCGCGTCGTTCGGGTCGCGGAGCATCTTGACAGTGCAGCCGATGCCCTTGGTCGTCGGCTCGCCCATCTTGGCCCGGCTGCGGCGGACGACGAACTCGAAGACGTCCCACTCCTCGTTCGGAGTGCAGTCGCTGATGAGGTCGCAGTCGCTCCAGCTCGGGCCGTCCCAGCTCGCGGCGGTGTCGCGGTAGATCTCGGAGTCGATTCCGTGCTTCGGCATGACGTCAGCCCTCCGCCTGTTCGCGGTACGAGACCGTGATCAGAGAAAAGAAAACCTTGGACTCCTGGAGCCGCTGCGGGTCCGCCACGACGGTGACCTCGCACGTGTAGTTCCGGAAGCGGTCTGCCAGCAGGTCGTTCCCGTGAACGCCCTTATCATTGAGGGGGTCGAAGACGCTCTCCTCAACCCAGTCGACCCGCTCGTCCACCCAGGCCGTGGGCACCGGGTCGTTGTCCCCGGCGACGCCCGGCGCTTCGTACCTCTCCTCGACGACGACGACGACTCGGAGCTCCTTGTACGTCCGGCGCTTGGTCAGCCGCTCCGCGTCCGTGTACCCCTCCGGGTAGACTCGGATCTTGCGGCCGGTCATGGTCGCGTACTCGTCGGTCGCGACGTAGCGGCGTGAGACCGCGACCTCCTCCTCGATCCTCTCGGAGAGGAAGTCGGCGACGGCGTCGCAGGCTTCGAGCACTCGACTCATGTCAACTCACACGGATGGCTCGCACGCGGAGCATGGTCCGGTACTGGCTGTCCCACCGGAAGCACGGCTCCCCGTCCCTGTCGACGACCTCGTAGACTCGGCTGCCGACGGTGATCCGGTCGCCCCGCGCCGGGTCCGTCGGTCCGTCTCCGAAGTCGAGCCGCGAGGGGCGGATCAGGAAGTCGGCGGGCTCGACGTTCAGGTTCGCCCTGCCGTCCGCCAGCGCCCAACGCTCCGATGTCACCCGCCCGGCCACGCAATCAATCGTGATCTCGGCGTCGAGGGAGTCCCGGCGATACGTGATCGTCGTCGGGTTGTTCTCCTCTTGCTGCTCGGCAAGCCACTCGAACGCGCTTTCCAGGTCGCCCACGGCTTACCCCATGACGATGGTCCACTCCGACGTCTGGGCCCCCGTGCCCGTCAGGTCCCAGGTCTTGTGCGTGGCGTCGATGTCGTCGCCGTTGTCGTTCGTGAACAACTGCATGTGGGCGCCCGGCGGGATGATCGTGCCGGTCGTCGCCGTGAAAAAGCCGGTGTGCCCGTTCGACGCCCCAGACTTCACGGTCAGGGCGTTGGCCCCCAGGTTCTTGACCCGGACCATTTGCACCTTGAGGCCGTTGCCGTCGACGCTCGCGCCGTTCGTCCCGGTCAGGGCGCGGAGGTCGATCGTGGCCGCGCCGGCGCTGAGTGCCTGGAGGAAGGACGCCTGCAGAGTGACGGGTGGAGTTGTGGCCGCGGTGTACGTGCCGGACTCGTTGTACTGGTTGTGGGTGACGATCCGGCTCGCGTCCGCGGCGCTGCCGGTGTTGTTCGGCAGCGTCTCGGCGATGGTGATGGTCGAGGCGTAGGTGACCGAGACCGCGCCGGCGTAGAGAGCCAGGCCGAGGAGAGCGACGCCGAGGGTGATCAGGAGAATCAACATGGTCACTGCTCCGAGGTTCGGTACCGAAGGTAGTCGACCCGCACGTCCGCCGGCGTGTCGTCGTTCGTCTTCTCGATCAGGACGATCGGCTTGACCTCGCCGGTCGCCGCCGCCCAGTTGAACGTTGCCCCCGACGCCACCCGGACCGCGTTCACGTAGAGCTTCACGCTCGTCAGGTCCCGGGTGTCGATCCAGAGGACGGCGTAGGTGTCGTCGACCAGGTCGATCGTCGTGTCCACAATGGCGACGTCAGTCGTGCCGTCGTCGCTGTGGGCCTTCAAGTCGAGCGCATTCCCGTCGAGGTGGAAAGCCACGAAGATCGGGATCGCCTCGAAATCGGAGGCGTGGCTCGCACTCGCGAGGCCGATGTCGATGTCGAGGGCCGCGTTGTCGCCCTTGTCGAAGACGGCGACGCGGGCCTCGAGGATGCCGTTCGCGTTGACGTGCCGCGTCTTCTCGCTGTAGACCGCGGCCTGGGCGACTTCGGCGACCGCGTCGAAGCTGAGCTTCAGTCCGCCGCCCGGCAGGACGGTGACGCCTTCGCCGAGAGTGGCCTCGCTCGTCCACACGCCGAGCCGGCTGTCGATCTCGTACCGCGGCCGCTCGTTCAGGTTGACAACGCAGCTCGTGTCCGCGCTCTCCGCGTCGCCGACGCAGGTCCCCAGGTAGAAGTCCCGGTCGTTGCCGGGGGCGAAGATCGCCTTGTTCTCCGAGTGGTCCCACCACAGCTCGCAGCCGTCGAGGAAAACCTGGCCGGCCGTCTTCGTGACCGTGTACACGCCTGACGAGGCCGGGATGATCTGGTCGCCGGAGGCGGCCCCCGTCTCTCGCGCGAGCACCGCGGCCCGGCCGTCCGGGATCTGGAACACTTCGTAAGCGACCTTGGCCGCCGCCAGCGTGAGCCGAAGGTTGGCGGGCGAGTAGCCGTAGGTTCGTGCGGCGTCGGCCACTCAAGCCTCTGTGTGTTCCGGTGTCGGCGTATACCCCGCCGCCTTCTCGTCTTGCCGCCAGCGCATGAGGGCGGCCAGTTCCTCTACCGTCTCCGCGCCGAACTCGACCCGACCGACGTCCGACTCGATCGCGTACCAGTACCGGCACGTGGGCCGGGGTTCCCCGATCAGGAGCCGGTAGAGCCAGCGAAGCATGTGGTTCCTAAATGTGGGGCCTTCCGTGGCCCCGTCGCATCGTGCATCAAGAGGGGGATGGGCGTCCCCCGGGGGCGTTACTTCCGGATGAGCTGGACGTTGAGGATGTCGAGGCGGACGCTGTTGCCGGCGTTGGCCGCGCCCCACGTCGCCGAAACGTTGACACTCTGGTCGGCGGTCGTGTCGAGAGTCGTCGAGCCGAGGAGCTTCGGCTTCGCCGTCACGGTGCCCGGGACGCCGAGGGCCGTGTGCCCGGCGGCGACGATCGTGCCCGAGGCGCCCACCGTGCGGACGACGATGTCCGCGTCGATGAAGCCGATGTCGTTGTTCGCCACGTCGACCGCGCCGGTCGCGAGGATGTCCGTGGTGCCGAGCCGGAGTTGCAGGTCGAGCGTGTCCGTCGCGTTGGTCAGCGTGGCGATCGCCTGGGCGCGGACGCGGATCACGTCGCCGACCTTGAGCGTGTTCGCGGGGATCGTGACCGCCTTGTCGAAGGCCGTCTCCGTCGTGGTGTTGGTCACCGCCGTCGAGGCGGCGATGTTGGAGTACAGGAGGTCGTGATCGGCCTTTGGCCGGGGGATGAGCTTCGTCCGGACGGTGGTGTCGCCCGTGGCCGCCGCCTTGACGCAGACGCCGATCTGCACGCCGCTCGCCGGGGTCGCGACCGCCAGGTTGTTCGTGTCGTCCCAGTACACCGGGTCGTCGACGGCGAAGACGGGGCCGCTCGATCCGCTCTTCAGCAGGTCGAAGACTCCCCCGACCTCGATGGCGCCGAGCTCGTCCGCGGCGATGTCGCACGCGGCGACGCCGACGAGATCCTTCTGGACCACCACGTCGCCGGCTTCGACGGCCGAGGCGGGGGTGTAATCCAGCACGTTGCCGGTGTCGTGAACTTTCTTCGCTTGCATGATCGGTACTCCGAAAGGGGCCAGTGCCCCGCCTGTGGATTCGACCCCTTGTTCCGCCGAAGGCGTTACTTCTTGTCGCCGCCCTTGTTGGCCGCGGCCAGTTTGTCAGCGAGGACCTTGTTCTCGTCGGCCGCCTTCTTCACCTCGTCCGCCAGGCGCTTGACCTCGTCTTCGAGGAACTTCACGCGCTGGGCCGACTGATCCAGATCGAGCTTGTGCCGACGGCAGACCTCGTCGTGGAACGGCTTCGGAACCGTGGCGTCGCTCGGCTTCAGCTCCACCAGGCCGGGCTTGCCCTGCGCCGGCTGCGGGTACTCGGCGATGCCCGCCTTGACCGCTTCCCTGGCCCGGACGAAGGGCATGGAGACCGACTCGCCCTTCTTCTTGCCGGCGTGGTCCTGTTTGAGAATTACCGTGCTCATGAGTCTGTCTCGTCGGTTTGGTTTGGTATGGGCGACTGATCGAAACGCGGGGCGGCGACGGCAGCCCCGCCCGTGGCTTACGCGGCGCCCTTGAGCTTCACCATGGCCCGGTATTCCTTCTTCCGGACGCCGAACGCCATGTACGCTCGCATGGCCAGGCCGAGCCTGTTGAAGTCGAACTCGCCGGTCTCGACGATCGGCGTCTCCTGGCCGTTGAGGAAGGCGACCCACATCGCGGCGATGTCCATCGGGTCGGCCCCGAGGTACCACGCGGTGGAGCTGCTGCCCGAGATGGCGCTGGAGGCCAGGTAGAGCGAGGCGACCAGCTCGAACATGCCGACCCACGGGTTGTTTTCCGGGACGGCCGCCCCGTCCAGGCCCTGGCCGATCTTCTTGGCGGAGGTCATCAGCTCGCTGCCCGTCGCCCGCAGCGTGCGGGGCACGAGCAGGATCCGGGGGATGGCCCCCAGGGGCGTGCCGTCCGGCTTGGTCTGGGCCGCGAAGATCGCGTCCGCGTTGTTGAGGCCGGCGATAGACAGGACGGAGTCGGTCGCCCCGTCGTCGTAATTGCCGAGGCTCTTGTCCGTCGGGAAGAAGGCGGCGTCGTCCAGGAACTCGGTCCAGAAGACCTCGTTGAAGGAGTCGCTGCCGCCGCGGCTGAGCTCCTGGGTGACGCTGATGAAGGCCCCCAGGTCGTCGTTGACCATGTCCTCATACGAGATGCCGATGAGCTTCCCGTAGTTCTCGACCTGGTTCGTGTAGGTCGTGTCGCTGAGCGTGCCGTGCTTGATCTCGCCGCCCTTGGCGATCTTCTCGAACTTCGCCGCGCCGTTGAGCCGGTACTCGCTCATCTGCTTGAAGTCGCCGGCGCTGGTGACCTTCGCGATCCGCCGCCAGCTCTGCTCGCTGAAGAGCCACGCGGCGCCGAGGCTCTTGTTCGCCACGTTGGACAGGATGCCGGCGACGTCGATCGTCGACGGGCCGACGTCGGCGCGGAAGTCGTCCGCCCCGCCGCGGGCCAGCATCCGGCCGCCGAACGCCGCCCGGCACAGGGCCTTGATGTCGCGGGTCGTGCCGCGGTAGCCGTTGTTCCGCTCGCCGGCGAGGGCCAGGAGCTCCTTCAGGCTGATGCCGCCGCGGAACCGCGCGTGGGCCGCCTGGAGCGTCTGGTCGTCGAACTGCTTCTCGTGGCCGGCCAGCTTGTGGGCCGCGCAGATGGCGGCTTCCAGCACGGTCTCATTGACCTGCGGCGCGGACGGAGCGAACACGATCGGGCCGCGGTAGGCGGCGAGCTCGAAGAGCTTGAGCTGGAAGTCGCGGACCTCGATCTTCTCGTCGGCACAGGCGCTCTCGCAGAGCTTCTCCAGGTGCTCCAACATGACCTTGTCGCCGGAGTGCTTCTTCATCGCCTCCTTGGTGAGCTTCTGGATCGTATCCATCCGCTCAGCGTTCGCCTTGAACGCGGCCGCCTCCTGGTGGAACGGCGACGCGGCCCGGGCCTGCGCCTGCGACTGCGTCTGGCCGGCCGAGCCGGTCTGCTCGGGAGCGTGCTGGGCAACCGGGATGTTCCCGGTGGCGGCACCGTTAGCCTGGCCAGCCTGCTGCTTCGGGCCGTGCAGGGCACGCCAGGCGGTCTGTAGACCCGCCCGGGCCTGGGCGGTGAGGGTCGCCGGGTCGAGTCCCAACGAGATCACATAGGCTTCGAAATCCATGACACTACTCCCGTAGGGGTGAACCCGTTCACGACGCCGCGGCGAGCGCCGCGAGCGTTTGGTCTAAAGTCCTGATCCCGTCGATCAGCCGCTTCTCCATCGCCTCCTTGGCGGAGAAGACGGCCCCGCTCTTCACGGCCTCCAGTTGCGAGGCGTTCATGCCCCGCCCGCTCCGCACGGCCGCGTCGAAGTGCGTCTGCATCTCGTTGACGCGTTCCTGCAGGTGGGCCGACTGCTCGTCGGTGATCGGCATCCCGTAGGTGCCGAGCCCCTTGAGCTTGCCGGTCGTGAAGAGTTTTGCCTTGACCCCCTCGGCCTCGAGGGCCTTCGAGAAGTCGTAAGCCGGCAGGTAGGTGCCGATGGAGCCCGTCTGGGTCATCCGGTTGCCGGCGAAGATCATGTCCGTCTGCGACGCGGCCCAGTAGGCGGCGCTCGCGGCGAGGCCGTCGACGTAGGAGTAAACCGGCTTCGACCGGGTCGCGTCCTTGATCGCGTCGCCGAGCTCGGCCGTGCCCGCGACCGTGCCGCCCGGGCTGTCGATCGCCAGCAGGATCCCGTGAACGTTCGGGTCCCGCTTCGCCGCGTTGATCTCTTTGCGGGCCTGCACCGTCGAGGTCCCGCCGAAGCTCGACGCGGACTTCATCAGCGTGCCGGCGAGGGTGATCGCGGCGATGTTCTTGCCGCCCTTGACCGGGATCATCTGCGTGAGCGTGTCTTCCTCGCCGCGGCCGGCGGCCAGCTCCTGCTTCTGCTGGTAGTCGGCCATGTGCCGCGCCCAGTCGGTTCTCAGGATCGTGGCCTTCAAGCCCTCGTAGGCCGAAGGCAGCATGATCCACGGGCCGAGCCAGTCGTGCAGGCGGCTGAAAGCCGGGATTTCCAGGAGCTCACGCATACGCCGGCTCCTTGAATTCGAGGGCGGTGTCTTCGTCGTCGGCGAGGGCCTTCGGGGCCTCGGCCGGTCGGGGCTGGGTCGCAGGAGCAGCCGGCGGGGCGGGCGGCTCGTGATCCTTCAGCTCCTTGACGATGGTCGCGATGAGCTTGCGGTCGATGCCCGGGAACGCGGCCTGGAGGATGGCCTCCGTCGCGCCCGCGGTGTACTGCTTGGCGACGAGTTTGTCGCAGACCGAGATCATCGACAGGACCTGCGCGCCGTTCAGGGCGGTGGCCTGCACGTCGGCCCCGGCCGCGGCGGCCGCGGCGGCAGGCGCTGCTGCCGCCTTCTGGGCGGCGGCCTTCGGCATGGCGATCGTCGTGCGGCTGCCGTTCTCGTCGGTGACGGAGACGCTGCCCGAGTCGGCGCCCGCCTCGCCGTAGAACAGGTGGTCGATGCCGAGCTCTTTCGCGTAGGCGTACTGCTCGGCCGTGGCTTTGAAGTGCTCGCGCCAGTCGACGCCGCGCTCGTTGAGGAGCTGGCCGTGGTTGACGAGCCCCTTCTCCAGGTTGGTCTTGTCCGCGTTGGCGTCGTCGACCGGGTTGATGGCCGGGGCGGCGTCGTATTGCCAGGCCCAGGTCCAGGTCTCGACTGGCTTCAGCGTGATCAGGATGTGATCGGGGATGTAGCCGCGGGTCGCCATCGCCCAGCGGGCCCACATGGCGAAGATCCGGTCGGTCACGCGAACCGCGAGCCGGTTTCGCTCGATCCGCATGGCGCTCTGCCCGATGAGCCTGTCCATGCGCGCCGACGAGAAGTTGTAGCCGGAGTGGTCCCCCGTCACGACTCCGCGCGACTGGTGGATCGCCCGGCCAAACTCGGCGAGGTTCGTCTCCTTGAACTCCTTGTGGTTCGACGTCGGCTGCTCCGGCTCGATCTGGTTCATCTTCCAGCCGGCGGGCATGGTCAGAGCCATGTCGTTTTCCCACTCGACCGGGTCGTAAGGCTTCACCGGGACGGGGCCCGTGTCCGGGGCCCCGTTCGTCTCGATGACGGCGGAGATCTGGGCCGCCCGACGGGCCGCCGTGAGAGTGGCCGTCGAATACCCACGAATCATCGGCAGGAGCGGCAGGCCCGGCGTGATGCGCGGGATGCCGCGGCACTGGCTGGCCCGGGACGGGCGGAACCAGTGGATGACGTTGTCGGCGAGCTGGCGGGTGTAGCCGGAGCCCGGGTTGTACGCGAGGTCGCCCGGGTGTTCTTTGAGGATGTGGTAGGCGACCGGGTTGCCCTGATCGTCGAACTCGATGCCGTCGACGGCCTTCTTGTCGAGCGGGTTGAGGGTCGGAGTTGCGACCTGCTCGGCGTCGAGGACCTGGAAGTCGAGCTTGAGTTTACCCTTGACCAGCTCGTTCTTGATGAAGACCGCGAACGACTCGCCGTCGCGGACCTCGGCCTCGACCATGATCCGGAGCTTCTCGGCGAAGTTGACGATCGGGTCGTCGCACCAGTCGCGGAAAAGCCGTTCCAGCGTGCCCGCCGCGTCCTTGTGGGAGCCGGCCGGGAGCGTGAGCTGGTTCCGCGGCCCGGTCCCGACCAGGTCGTGTGCGTAGGTCTCGATCGAGCCCTTGCAGTTGCCGCCGTTGTCGTATTCCAGCCGGGCCCGGTTGCGGAGCTTGCGGCGGACTTCCGGGGAGTTGGCCGCCTTCGCGGAGAGTCCGTCGGCGTTGGCCCAGTGGCTGCGGTTGCTGTGGGTGTCCTGGGCCGCGTCGTAAGAGGCCCGCGGGCCCGGGCTGGCCTTCGGATAGGCGATCGGACCCGTCATCGGCGGGACGGCGTGAGTGACCCCGTAGAGGCCGGGAGCTTGTTGGCTCATCGGTTGGGCCCCGGCGAGGAAATGACTCGGGGCCGGAGGCAGTCGAACGCGGAGCGGCCGTCGGCCAGGGCGGCCTCGGTCGCGGCCGCGTCCCGGAGTTTCAGGACATCGTCCGCGCTCCTCGCCGTCATCGAGCCGGAGTCGTTGCTGGCCGACTGCGGCTTCGTCGCGAGCGTTTCGAGTTGTTCGGGTGTGAGGGCCAAGACGCCGCCCCGCGGGGTGATGCGTCTACGGAATCACACGCGGGGGCTGGTGGGAAGTGGCTGCGCGCCAGAACGGTGCGACTCATCCAATACTGGAAACTTTTTCCTTTTTCGTGCGCGTGCGCTCCTCGGTCGCGCGCGTGTACCGGCACACCAGGCACTTCCGGTACCGGGTGATGATCCCCGGGGCCGATCGCTCGGTGTGTTGCACCGTCAGTGGGTTAGCCTTCTTGCCCTTCCGGGCGCAGACGGGACAGTAGAACCCGGGCGCAGGCCCGGCGTCGGGAACGTGGTAAGCCATGCGGACTCCCTGGTATGGGCAAGGAGTTCAAAAAAGAACCGGACAGCGCCAGCGTGGTATGGGCACGGCGGCGCTGCCCGGCTCGGGTTGTGCCCGGCGAGGCGAGTCGTCGGGCGTTGAAATCATATCGCGATGCTTTGATGCGAGCAATCGGAAAGCGGAAGAAGTTACCGGCGGCCCCGACGCTCCGCCTCACGCCGCTTCTTCTCCTCGGCGTAGCTGATCGGCTGCGGGCTTGAATCGACGGCCGGGGCCGGGACGTTCGCGGCGGTCGTCGCCGCTGCCGGAGCGGGCGTTGGAGCGACGTTGGCCTCTCGCTTCTTTCGCTCTTCGGCGTAGGTGATGGGCTCCGGCCCGGGGATCCTCTGCTCGCCGGCGGCCGTTGCGCCGATGTTCCCCCAGGCGAGCCCGAGCGTCGACGCGCAGACCATGCAGCCGGTCAGGACGTCGAAAAGGTGGTTGTCTCGCCGATCGGGCCGCTCCTTCCACTTGTCCACCTTCCGCCCGGTCTTTGTGAGCGTCATCTCGTCGCAGACTTCCGCCGTGAGGTGATCAAATAGCAGATCGTGAACGTCGGGCTTCGTGGCGTCGCCGAAGAACATCACGGCGCCGGCGTCGCCGGGCGGGGTGGAGAGTCGTTCCGAGAGGAACGTCTTCCAGGGGTCCGGGTCGAAGATGACGAAACGCCCCTTGGTGCCGCCCGCTCCGGCCGTGAGTCGCCAGTTCCACCCGATCTGCTCGCCGGGCTTCTTCGTCCACTCGTTCATGGGCCGCGTGTTGGAGCTGGTTGCGTACCCTTTGCTCGGGAACAGGAGCGGCGCGTACCCCGGACATTCGCGGCAGAATTGGTGGACGGCGTCGGTCCACTTGCCGGAATCGATGAGGCAGCGCTCGACCTTGACGGCCGCCCCCGTCTCGTGCCGGTACCAGGTGTGGCCCATGATCTGGGGGACGAGAACGCCGAGGCTGCGGTAGATTCGCTGCGGGTCGGTGAGGCCGGGGAACTCGTCCAGGAGCGACGGTCTCGCGTCGTGGGCGTCGAAGTAGGCCCGGTTCTGTTGCGGGAACGGCCCGTAGTCGATGAGGCTGCCGGAGAACTTGTCGTCGATCGCGAGCACTCCCCACCAATGGCAGGCCTGGCCCAGGTCGATGAACGCCACCAGCCGGCTCGCCTCGCGCGGCACCTGCCCCCGCGGGATGTTCGTGAGCCGCTTCTTCAGCTCGTCGACCTTGAGCTCCTTCGGCTGGACCGTCGACTCCGGCATCGGTTCGAGCTGCGACTCCGCGAAGAAGCTGCGGGCGTCGTTGTAGTAGTCGTTCATCGCGCCTTGCAGCGCCGACAGCTCGTCGGGCTCGAAGTCGTCCTGCCAGGAGACCAGGCCGCCCTCGTCCATCGCCTCACGATTCTTGGCGTAGAACGCCGTCGCCTCCTTCTCGCCCTTGAGCGAGCGGATCTGGGAGTAGTCGTCCCAGAGGTCCATGTTCGTCGGCCACTGCAAAAGCCGCTTCGTCCGCCGGCCGTTGAACCGCGGGTTCTTCTCGCGGTCCAGGAGCTGGTCGGCCCCGTCGCCGCGGTAGATGACCGTGCACGGGGCGACGAGTGCGATCTTCGTCTTCGGTCCCGCCAGGCCGAGGATGTCGCCTTTGATGATCGCCAGGCGGTCGCGGGTCTGGGTGATCGACTTGGCGGAGTCGCGGGTCTGGAAGTCGTCGAGGAGGATGAAGTCGGGCCGGACTTGCTTGCCGTCGTGGGAGCGGAACTTCCGCCCGCGGATGGCCGCCGTCATGCCCACGGCCTCGATGACGGATCCGCTGCAGCGCGAGCCGGGGACCCGGGGCAGGCGCATGCCGTCTTCGGTAAAGGTGATGAGCGTGCGCTCGCCGTTCAGGGTCTGTCCCTTGGCCCGGTTGTGGATGCCTTCTAGGCAACGGATCGGGTAGCACACTTCGGGGAAGTCTTCTAGGAGGAGGTCGTTCTGTTCGACCTCCGCCTTGATCGAGCCGAGGATGTCGATCGCGAGCGGGTCCTGGTTGGCGGCGATGATCAGGGCGTACAGCCGGTGCCCGAAGAGGATCGCCCAGAGGGCGGCGACCTCGCACTTCGTTGTCTTGCCATAGCCGCGTGGCATGCCGAGGGCGAAGCAGCCCCCATCGAGGGCCACTCCCTGGAGGATGGCGGTCGCTTCGAGTTGAGACGGGGCGGGCCGCAGATAGAAGCGGCCGGGGAAGTACGTCGTCTCGAAGAGGGCCAGGTCACGCTCGCACGCGGCCTTCCTCGCCGGGTCCTTCACCGGCGGCAACGGCCCGATCTCGCGGCGAGTCTCCGACTGCTTGCGGGACCGTTCCGCGGCCCTCTGGTTGTGCAGGTCGACCCCGCCACCCGCGAGCCTCTCCGCCTCGCGGAGTTTCCGCTTCAGGTCCTGGGATTTCTCCCGCAGTTCCTTGAGCTTGAGGGGGTCGACGTTGGCCATGGGTGGGGCCCGGGGTTTGATCCGTTCCAGTGTACGCGGCCGGCCAACTTTTTCGGCCTCGCTTTTCTCGGCCGTTCATGGGCCAGCCGTCAAAAGGCGTCATCTTGTGCCGGTATCTATTGACGCCAATTCAAAGCCGGGTTATAAAGGGGGTATAGAAATTAATCGCTCAACAGGAGTCAAACATGCGAACCCTCAAGACCCTCACCCCGATCGGCTTCGCGACCGCCGCCTCCGCCTCGATGGTTACGGCTCTGAACCTGTTCGAGTCCGGCTTCGCCGCCTCCGGCAACAAAGGCCTGATCATGTGCTCGATCGCAGGCCTCGGCCTGGTCGGCTTCGTCACCAACACGATCGCGTTCCTCTGGTCGGTGTCGGGCCGGAAGTGCAAGTAGCCGCGAGTGGTTCCGGCGGGTTCGACTCCCGCCCCGCGGATTCGCCCCAACGAAGTGGGCCGGCGACTGCTGATGGCAGTCCCGACCCGTGGTCAACCTGGTAAGAGGTCAACACCATGCAGACTATCAGCTCCCTCCGCTCGATCAACCGCTTCGGCCGCAGCAACGGCGCCAGCGGCATCGCCTCCCGCGACCCCCTGTCGCTTGATCAGATCCGCCAGGCCGCCCCGTCGGTCTTCGCGGAGAGCCGGCACTCGTCGCGGTCGGAGCGGTACACGTACATCCCGACGAGCCAGATCGTCGAGCACCTGATGGGCCACGACTACGGCGTCTTCGCGGTGAACCAGGGCGGCAGCCGCGACGAGGACAAGCGGGGTTACACGAAGCACATGATCCGCCTGCGGCACCTCGGCCAGACCGTGCAGGTCGGCGGGACGTTCGGGGAAATTGTCCTCATCAACTCCCACGACGGGACCAGCGCCTATCGCCTGATGGCCGGCATCTTCCGACTCGTCTGCGGCAACGGGCTGATTGTGTCGCAGGGGACGGTGGAGGACATCCGGATTAAGCACTCCGGCAACGTCCTCACGGAAGTGGCCGAGGGGGTTGAGCGGATGCGGGTGCAACTCCCCCGCCTGGGCGACGCGGTTCAGTCGATGCAGGCCATTGGCATGACCCCGGACGAGCGGCAGGTCTTCGCCCGGGCCGCCCTGACGGCAAAGTACGGCGACGAGGCTCCGGTCACGCCGACGCAGGTCCTCACCGTCCGCCGCCAGGAGGACCAGGCGGGCAACCTGTGGAACACCCTGAACACCGTTCAGGAGAGTTTGATCCGCGGCGGGACGCGGTACGTGAAGGAAACCGAGAACGGCGTCCAGCGCCGCAAGACGAACCCGGTCAACTCGGTCGACGGCCAGACGAACGTGAACCGGGCCCTCTGGCAACTGGCCGAAGAAATGAAGCGGTTGAAGACCGCGGCCTGATCGTCCCCGCTGTGCGGGGAGGGAGACCTCCCCGCGTTTCTCCCGCTTTCATCTACCGGAACCCAGCCATGAACCTCGCCGATAAGTATCGCCCGCGCACCCTCGCCGAAATCGTCGGCCAGCCCTGGACCGTGTGCCAGTTGCAAGAGTTCGTCGAGAATCCCGTCTCCTGCGCCTTCCTTTTCGAGGGCGAGACGGGAACGGGTAAGACGTCGGCCGCCCTCGCCCTGGCCCGCGAGCTGGGAGTCGACTGCGAGGCCGGCCCGCTGGGCGGCCTGCACGAGATCGCCAGCGGTGAGCAGACCGGCGAGTCGGTCCGCCGCGTGATGGATGGCCTCCGACTGTTCACCCTGTCGGGATCCGGCTGGAAGGTCCTGATCGTGAACGAGGCGGACTGCATGACGCCGAACGCGGCGTACATCTGGCTCGACGCGCTGGAGCGACTTCCCCTCCGCACGGTGATCGTCTTCACGACCAACCACGCGGACAAGATCCCGGCCCGGTTACGGGACCGGTGCGAGCGGTTCCGGTTCGAGTCGGGTTACCTGGCCCTCGCCCCGTACCTGCCGGAACTGGTCGCCCGCGTCTGGAAAGAAGAGACGGGCCGCGACGACGCGCCGGACGTTGAAGACCTGGGGGCGATCCAGGACGAACGGGGCAACGTCAGCGTGCGGCGGGTCCTGCAACTGCTGACGCCCTGGGCCCGGAGCCGAACCGTTCCGAAGGTTCAGGCGGTAACCGTCCCTTCCACGCCGGCGACGAGTGGGAGCGACTTCGACGCCGCGGCGGTGTTCGCCCGCCGCCAGGCAGGTACGTCGTGGCGAACCCTGTCCAAGGAACTCGGCCTGCCCGAGACGACCATCCGCGGTCGCCTTTACCGGGCCGGCCTCATGAAGAAAGGCGGTGTCGCTTGACTACTATCACCCACACAGCCCGGGCGGACGCCCTCGAAGCCGTTCGCTGCCGCCTCGCGGAGCTCGCGGCCGAGGCTGACGAGATCCTGCAGGGGACCGGCCCCATTCGAGAGCGGGCCCGGGACTGGCTCGGGCACCTGGACCGCGCGCTCGGCATCGAGCAGACGCGGACGATCGAGGACACCATCGAAGACTTGCGGAGGGCGGACCATGAAGGCGTTGAGCGTGCAGCAGCCGTGGGCCTGGGCGATCGTGGCGGGCCTGAAGCGCATCGAGAATCGCTCGCGGCCGACTTCGTACCGCGGTCCGCTTTTGATCCACGCCGGACTCAACCGGCGGCAACTTGTGCCGAAACTGCCTGACGGGACCGACGTCCCGGCCGGGCTCGACTTTGGCGCTGTCATCGGCCGGGTGGAGCTCGTCGACTGCGTCCCTTACGACCAGGTCGCCGGCGACGCGTTCGCCATCCCCGGGCACTGGTGTTGGATCCTGGCGAACCCGGTCGCCCTGGAGCCGGTGCCCTGGAAGGGGCAGCTCGGTTTCTTCGAGGTGCCTGACCCAACCTGGGTGCCCGAACCCGGTTCACGCCCCAATCCTTCCTAAACGCGTGGTAGAATAACATGCGCATTTACTCACGGACCTATCCATGTCAGACCAGAGTCGATCCAGGCACGTCCTTGAGCTCGCCAAGGAACTGCTCGACGACATCGAGCTGAGCAGGGCAGCCCCCGAATCCCTGATTCTCAAAGGTTCGAGACTTGCCCGATGGATAGGTTCGGATGAGATCAGGGGTTGGCTAAAACTCGAAATGAGTGGTTACTACAGCGACGCCCCATACTCCGTTAAGTACATGGGCATCACAGGACGATGGACCAACGTCGAGAAGAAGTTGGGGCATTGGGGCCCTCTAGCACAAATCGAAGCCGCGATCCTGGCAGAGAAGGCGAAGCTCTCCAGTCTGCGGACGCCTGATTCTAGTAGCAATGTCGCGCTACTCGCAGTCCGAAGTGTTACTGAGGCAATGACCGCGTCAGCCAATTACATCGCCGCACTCAGCGGCATCAAGAGTCGCGTGCTCGCTCGACTCCACACCTTTGCAGCGGAAGTGTACTACAAGAAAGCGTTCGAAGGCCTGGCGGAGTCCATCTTCGAGAGGTACAAGGCTGACGTTGACGCCCTGATTGGTGAGCACTGCGGAGACGTGCTGGAAAAAATTCCGCTCGTGATGGACAGGCTTGTAGACGGTGACACGGAATCGATATCTCAGGCCCTCACAACCTGTCGTCGTATCATCGATAGTTTTGCCGATTCGATTTACCCACCGACAGACCAGACCATTGAGATGGGTGGGAATACAGTCTCTCTGGACGCGTCCAAGCACCAGAACAGAATCAATGCCTTCGTGCAAGAGCGAGTTACGAGCACGAGTCGAAGGCAACGAATACGTCGGAATCTGGAAGCACTCTATGGACGCGTGTCACATGCCGTGCATAACGACGGCACCGCGGAAGAGGCAAGAGCGTTGTTCCTCAACACGTACCTCTTCCTAGGTGAAATCCTTCACCTTAAGAATCCTGATCCACCTCAGTAGAGGACTGAATCACGCCGAACCGGGCGGCCTGCTCTTCTAACCTCGGCCCCACGTAGCGGAACGTCGTGGTCATCCGCCCCGCGCTGCTCGCCGTGGCCCGGGTCCCCTCAGCCCGGTACGGCTTCCCGAACCGCCGCAGCCGACACTCCCACAACTTCGACCGCGCGCAGTGGGCGATCATCGCCGGGTGACTCGACGTCAGGGTGTACGTCTTCCGGCAGGCGAACATCCCGGCAACGAACTCGTGAAGCGCGTGCCCTACCCCGATCCCCTGGAAGTCCGGCAGGGTGACCAGGCGGTGCGTGCGGAACGTCCCGTGCTTGCCCTGCTGGTGGATGACGGAACAAAACGCGGCCGGCCGGCCCTCGACCTCGGCCAGGAAGCACGTCGCCTGCTTGCTGTGCGAGTGGCTCAGATAGTGATGCTCGCGGAACGCCGGCCAGCACTCCCTTCCAACCCGTCGAACAACGACTTGTATTGCTGGGCGTTGTTGAAGTGACCTCCGGGCGAAGTCGCCGGTTTGCATGTCGAGGATCCAGTCCGGCTGCAGCCACTCGGTCACGTCGTAATGGCAGGTCACCGCGACGAGCCGGCGGCCGCTCGCCCGCACCGCCTTCTGCGCGGCGTGGCTCCCGACCTTCGCCACGGTGCGGTCGACCACCGACGTGAACTCGTCGATCACCGCCAGGGCCAGCTGCTCGGCGAGGGCCCGGGCCAGGTTCACGCGGAACTGCTCGCCGTTGCTGAGCACGTGGAAAGGCTTGACCCAGCCGGGAGGGCTGGAGAAACCGACCGACGACAGCAGCGAAGTCACCTCGGCGATCGGCATCGCCTCCGGGAAGCCGTCGACGACGGCCCCGCTCTCAGGCCAATCCCAGCGGTCGACCATCGCGGCGCCGAACCACTCGCGGGCCAGCGTCGACTTGCCCGACCCGGACGGGCCGACGATCAGGCCGACGTGCCACTCCTTCGGCAAGTCGAGCTGGAGCTCCCAGCGGCGGACCTGCTTGCCGGACTTCGGCAGGTCGAACATGCCCTCGACCTGGCGGACGCGGACGGACCGGTTGACCTTCGAGATCCTTTCGATGACGGTGGTCCCCTCCGGTACCGGCGGCGGGGGCTCGCTGTGCTTCGGCGTGTCGACCATGCCGGTGAGCACGGCCGTGGCCTCGAAGCCGGCGTCGTCGGCCGTTCGCAGGAGTTGCTTCTGGGAGGCCTCGTCCGGGACGTGGATCAGCACGCCGTAGGTGGGGGACAGGTCCAGAGGTTCGGCGGGCTTGTCCGCTTCCGGCTCGTCCTCGCCCATCGATTCGAGCAACGCCGTCACTTCCTTAGACTCGGCTTCGATTTCGGCGAGGAGCGTGTCGAGCTTGGCCCGGTCCGTCTCGGCCATGGCCCCGACCGGGTCGAACGTAGCGAGCACCAGCTTCTGCTCTTCCGGCGTGAGGTCCAGGATCGCGACCTTCCAGTCGGCGTCCGGGGCCAACTCGCTCCGCAAGTGGCCGTCGATGAGGATCAATCCGCCCTCGGTTTCGACGGCCCGGAGGATGTCGACTTGCCCGACTTCGGTCAACAGGCCCCGCATGGCGTCCGCCTGCCCTTCCGGGTGGGTCCGCCAGTTACGGGGGTTCGGATGTAAGTCCTTGCCCTTGACGGTTCTAATCTCTTTGATGCGGTCTCGGATCGGCATGGTTACTGAACTCCCTGAGCAAGAAACAAACAGTGTCACCTTTTAGCGC